AGAAAAGACTCTTCCATTATCCGAAATCGCAAAGAAAAAGCTTAAAAATGACAAACACACAAGAAACCGTAAATAGTATTCTTATTGATGTCCTTAAAGGAGTCAAGGATGCTGGATCTGAAATGTACGCAACAAGTAAAGTTGGCTTGGCAAAAGCTGTTGACTTTGCTATGGAGCAAGCCCCAATTGTTGTCCAAGAGTTTCTATCTTGGAAGATGGGCGAGGCAATATTTAATGTTATATTGTATACTATTGCAGCGATTGTTCTTTTTTGTGTTGCTCGCTTTCTCTTAAAAAAAATTAAAAATACAGAGATTGATTATCCTGAAGAAATTGTTCCAGTGGCTCTTGGTTTTATGTTTTCTGTGGTCATGTTTTGTCTTGTTACTTTTTTGCATATAAAACCCAATATTGAAACAATCATTCAAATCAAACTCGCTCCCCGAGTTTATATTCTTGAATATGTAACCAAGAAGTAATATGAATATACCTCCTGAAGTCATTGCTGCAATTGATGCTACTTTTGAAAAAGCAAAGTTCCCTAAAACCGTAAGAACTCGTCCATGTCGAATTAAATTTAATGGCGAATTTATTACTACAGCCAGCAAAAAAACAGTTTGGCGCAATAAAGGATTTGCTAAAGCTGCTCTTTTGAATCATCTTCATGAGCGGCCTATTGGGGCAGCTATCAATCAATATATTCTCAAAAAAAACGCACTGACTCATACTCACCACCATGCTTATGTAGATTCTAGAATTATAAAAGAATTAAGAGACGAACTTGAAAAGCTTGGTATTATACAATACGTTGAAGTTGACATTGAAGACTTCGCCGTGCAAAAAAAGTCTTGACTTCTGCCGCACATAGTTCATACTGCCCACATGAGAGCATATCTTGAGTTCAGCTTTATTGATCAGGAGTTGGATCATCTCGACAAAATTGGTTTCGGCGCAAAGATTATTGACGCTTACGAAATGGAGAATGGCTTTGTTGCTGTTGTCGTTGATTGGAATAGTAAAACAGATAGTTATAAACTCAAATACGCTTCGCAAGGCTGCGTTACTTACAGCAACGATAAAATTGTGGGCGTACAGCTAGAATTCAGAGATTACCCATATAAAATTGACGATTGCCAAATGAATCCTCGTATTTCAGTTAAGTTGGATTACGATGATTTTAATAAGAAAATGGATTATGTTTGTTTTCATAATCTGAAATATCAAGCAGTAGTTTATTTTGCCCCTGACTCATGGAATTGCAGCAGAAAGTCTAAGAAAATTAAATTCTAATTATGACAAAAGAAAGAGAAGAGTATTTGCAGAAAACTTTTCCTGAAATCTACACAAATTGCGGGGAAAATCATCCGTATACTTTATTTGGTTTTGAATGCGACGATGGCTGGTTTAATATACTAGTGCGCCTTAGTCAATATATTCAAAATTATATCAATAGCAATAATTCTTGGGTTAATAAATATCCTGAAGAATATAAAGAGATACCTCAAGTTAAAGCTTTTCAAGTAAAAGAAAAATTTAGAACTCTTAGATTTTATTATAGCGGCGGTGATGAACATATTGCCGCAGTGATATCATTTGTTGAATATCTTAGCGGATATATTTGTGAAACTACTGGTAAGACTGAAAATGTTGGCTATAATGTTAAAGGCTGGCAAAAAACCCATCACGAATCTTTAAAGATTAAGGACGATTTTGTTTTTGTAGACGATAAAGAACTCCGCGAACTAAACCTAAATAAAGAATAATTATGCCCTCTGGATACACAGAAAATATATATTATGGTAAAGAAGTAACATTCAAGGACTTCGCTCTAGGTTGTGCTAGAGCGTTCGGTGCTTGTGTAATGCAACGCGATGATCCTGCTGACGTAAAGCCAAAGATCATGCCAGAAGAGTCTTATCATACAGAGAAGCTAAAGGAGCTAAAGAAATTTGAAAAGCCTACTAAAGCTCAATTTGATTCTTACATTAAGGAAACGATAGCTGATTACGAAAAAAGCATCAAAGAAAAAAACGAACTAAAAAAGCGTTACTCCGATATTCTTGAAAAAGCCAAGAATTGGCAACCGCCCACTAAAGAACATGAGAGACTAAAAGCTTTTATGATTGAACAGTTGACTGATTCAAGCAGTTTTGATTGTGGAGTTAGTTTTTATGAAAGCGAATTGGCTTCTCTTTATGCCATGACTTACAAAGATTATGTAAAAAAGAAGCTTGCGGAACACAATAGATCTATTGAATATCATAAAGAATATGAAGCCAAAGATCTTAATAATATCAAGCAGCGCAACAAGTGGATAAAAGATTTATACGATAGCCTATGAAAATAATATTAAGGGCTATACTGATAGAAATATTAGTTAATGTTATTTCTATAATATGTATTTACTATTTATGGAATTGGCTAATGCCAGAATTAATAATGGCTAAAAAAATTGGTCTCCTCCAAGCTTGGGGGATACGCACATTGGTGCAATTTTGTGTGTGGTTTAGGAGTCCTGATAAAAAATGAAAGCGACATTCGATTCAGACGGTTATCCAACAGATGAAACGCTGGCTTTAATCAGTTATTGGTATAGAAATAATAACTGGGAGCCTGAATCATTCTTGGCCTTTGCTGAGACTGCTTTTAATAAACATTATGGAAGATGGGAGATTATTAATGATTATAATAAACTCTCGGCTTTCAAAGACAAAGAATTCAAAGCGTTAGAAATTGCTACTGGCGGCTGGAGCGGCAATGAACAAGTGATTAATGCTATGGAAAAGACTCCTTTCTGGAGTGTTTTTTGGAGAGCATCTTTTTCTGGAGGTTTGTATGTCTTAAAATTACAATAGTATATGAACATCTCAGAGTTTGAAAGAGGCAAGCCAGTGCTAACAATGCACAAAATAAATGATCTCATTAAAAGAATTGAAGACGAGAAATATAAAACTGAAAAACTTTACAAGGATAGAGTAGAGTCTCTAAATACTATTCATAACCTTCTCCTGAGCGTCAAAGACAGCTTTAAAAAGGGAGAATAAATTTACATTCCGCCCGTTGGAGGTTATAATTTTTTATGACTTACCAACAGGCAATGTATGTTAAGCAACTGATTAAAGATAGAAACCCGCTGCACAAAGTGGCGGAGCTATTTGTTAATAGATTTGGAACTACTGACGAGCTTCCTGCAAAGGGGACTCGTCATAAGTTTTCTAATCTTGATGGTAATGATTTAAAAATGTCTGCTGAGTCCACTCTCAAAGAGAAACTATAATGGAAAAAGAATTATATCTTAAAGATAAATATCCTGTTGTATCGGATGATTTGAAGTTTGATGGCAAGAATATCATTATTCCATCTTATTATTCAGATATTATTCATGATTATTTGGATCGCGTAGATGCTAAAGATATGAATGATGCAGATTATCAAGATTATCTTGCGTTTCGCAGATTCTTTAAGGATATTATGAATTATAAAGCTGATAAAGGAGGGAACTAACATGGGTATGTATGATAGCATAGAATGCGAATATCCACTGCCAATGCCAGAAGACCCCAAAGGATACACTGGCTCATACGGCTTTCAAACCAAAGACTTTGAGAACAGTTTAGATATTTACATTATCGATAAAGATGGTCAACTATCCATTGAGCGTCGAGAAACAGAATGGGTAGGAGGAGATCCAAACGGCAAAAGCTTTTTGGAGAAATCAGGCTATCTTAAAACTAAAAAGACTTGGCTTGAAACTGTAAATAGAACCTGTACTATTCAATTTTATGATTATCTTAGTTCCAATAAGACTGATTATGATTATTGGATTGTATATAACGCTGTATTTATTGAAGGTAAAATAACAGACGTTAAGCTAACTACTTTCGAAGCTAGACCAAATAGCGAACGCAAAGAAAAAGATGAAGCTTTCAAGATGAAGCTAAAACTAAGACATGAATTTATTCAAACTTGGCGTTACAAATACATTTATAAACCCTATAATACTATAATAAAAGCAGTAGTAAGAGGTTCTACTAAATGCCTAACAAAACTAAAAATGCTAATCTTCAAGTTAGAATCAAAGATGCTAATTTAAATACTAATTATAATTGCCAATCTTGTAACGAAATAGTTAATAGTAAATATACCACTTGCCCAAGATGCGGCAATTTTAAATCAGATGGTAAAGCTAGAATAGACTGGACACCAACAAAATCTCCTAAAATAAATAAAGAACTTAAAACACATTAACTATGATTATTGAGTGCTGCGGTTGCAATAAGAAAGAAACATTCAAAGACACTAAAGAAGCGTGGATGAAAGGTTGGGACTTTGTTAATGATAAATTTAATAAGTCTCAGGTAGTTTGTGACACTTGTACCCCTTCTGAAGCTCTTCAAGTGGTATATAATAAAGCTCGCGGGGGAGATTTATTTAATATAGTTTTAAAGGATTAAACGCCTTTGTTAAGATAAGGGTGAAATAGTATAGTATAGATAGAAATAAGAGACAAAAAGTATCTAATAGGATAGAAAAAAATGGTCATGGTATTTACTGTATTTTCTATGAGAAAACAGTAGCAAAACTAGGCAGATTTACTCTCTGAAAACAAGGCAAAAACTCTGGTTTTACTGGGGTTTTTGTCTTTTTTATTGACTTTATAAGAATACTAAGGATAGATAAAGATAAGATAGGTAATATATAGTAGAATAGTATATAAGAATAGATAGGATTGTATGATATGGGGGGGATAATGATGGGTTTGCCCAAAATATAATTACTAATTCACTACCTTGCAATGCAAAGTACCCCAAAAATCACAAAAAAACGCACTTAAATGGCAATTTTGTCAGATTCTTCGCGCAATAATCATTAAATTTCATTCTAATCCCTGCTAAATAACAATAAATTTATATTTACCCCTAGGCAAAAGTTCATTTTTATATAAACCCCTAGGGAAAAGTAAACAAAACTCCCTATCAAATTCAAAAATATGCAAAAACCCCAGCAAAATGGCACTTTTCGAAATAATGATTATTATTTGGGGTAGGTTTTGGTGAATTAAATTGTATTTTACCCTAGGGAAAAGTAAATAATAACTCATAAGGTTATATAAACCCCTAGGAAATAATAAACAATTTTGCCCGATTTGAGACTAAATAACTTAATCATAGACAATTTTACCAGATCTTAGACTAAATAATTAAATCAAATGAAGCCAAATAATACCAATGACAGAGTAAATAATACACTTGAGTTTGTTTATTCGAATAAAAATATTACTAAGTGGCGAACAATTAATGCCATCAAAGAAGATAACGAGTACATCTATGGGTTTGATTTGGAGGATGATAATGATTACAAAGCCTTCAAGAAAAGCAAAATACTTGGCGGAAAAATTTTCTCTTTTCGTGGTTGACGGGGTATGATGTATGGTGTAGGGTGCTTGTGTTCTAGGGTGGCGCAATGGTAGCGCGGCGCACTGTTAATGCGTTGGTTGGGGGTTCGAGTCCCTCCCCTAGAGCCAAAAAAACTTTCGAAAAAGGGTTGACGAAAGTGTAGGACGGTGTAAATTGTCCCTGTTCTTTAAAATAATGTAGAGCAGCTTATTTTTAGTGTAATATTATGTATGACTAATTCATACATGAAAGATTACATGCGGCTTCGTTATCACAAAAGAATGAGCGAAGCTAGAAATAAATTAGGAGGAAAATGTATTAAATGTAATTCTATTGAAGATTTACAACTTGACCATATAAATCCAGAAACAAAAAATTTTACTATTGCCCATTTGTGGAATAGCAAAAAAGAAGTTTTTGATTTAGAAATTAGCAAATGTCAATTACTGTGCAAAAAATGTCACGAAGAAAAAACTTTGCTTGACATGGGTCGAGTTTCGGCTAAGATTACGCACGGTACATTATCAAGTTACAGATATTGTAAATGTAAGACATGCAAGAAGGCAAAATCTGAGTACATGAAAGCCTTCAGAAAAAAGAAAAAAGCGGTTGACAGTGAGGCTCAGACGGGTTAAGGTTTAAATGTTCTTTAGATGCATCCATAGCTCAACGGTAGTAGCATCGGCCTTTTAAGCCGAGGGTTGTGAGTTCAAGTCTCACTGGATGCACCATTTTCGTTCTTTATCATTTTGAGCGGCGGAGTCAGTTAGATCTAATGTGTGTTAGATTTAATTAAGGAAATAGTTTCCTTCCCGCTCAATTAATTTGAGTAAAGAAGTAGACTTTATCTTAGAGCGATATAAGATAAAATTCGAAGTAATTGGAATTACACTTTACTCTATTTTTAAGTAAGATAGTAGAAATCATTATGGATCACATCTTGATTTTGAAAGCAATTGGAATTGCATCTTACTTATTCGGGCCAGTAGCTCAATTGGTTAGAGCAGGGAACTCATAATTCCTTGGTTATCGGTTCAAGTCCGGTTTGGCCCACCAGCTTTTGTTCTTTTAAATTTGATGGTCTCGTAGCTCAACGGTTAGAGCAAGCGGCATATAACCGCTAGGCTGTGGGTTCAAATCCTACCGAGACTACCAGATACGCCACGGTGGTGAAATGGCAGACACAAGAGACTTAAAATCTCTAGATCCTAACAGGTCGTGCCGGTTCAAGTCCGGCCCGTGGCACCAATTTGCCAACAGGACTCAGCTTGATGCTTTGGACAGCTAACAAAGTCTGATAGAGAGGCTAGTGCAGAAAATCCTGTATAAACTGCACAAATACTTTTGCAGCAATGAGGACAGTCGTTCAAGCGAGACGTAGCTTGGGGTGCTGGAAGTTTCCGGTATATCAAGCGTCTGAGTGACCTGATCTGCGAACAAACAGTGCGCCCAAGGGATAATGTTTCAAGTCCCCTTACACTGCGACAACAATGGGTCGATTTTAGTTCTTTTATAATTTTATTCGATGTCAGCAAGCTCATGATGCTGAAGAAAGAGTTGATAATTGCAAGTATCAATGTCGTGGAGAGTGAGTGGGTTGATCTACGCAAGATATCGTGTTGTAGATTATAAAAATACTGAAGATTTTCCCGTAAACCAACATCGAATATTTTCCTTGCTAGAAGATTCTAGTGAGATTTAACGTCCTCGTAGCTCAGTTGGATAGAGCATCCGCCTTCTAAGCGGATGGTCGCAGGTTCAAATCCTGCCGAGGACGCCAACTTTAACAAACACTTAGTAAATATGCAAAAAGAGCAGTTATTCATTGTGCAGGAGTTCATTAATCGCCATGCCACTAAAAACTTGTGGAATATTAGTGACAAACTTTATGATCTAATCGGCGAAATAATTGAAATCGAAAAGAAATCAAATGCAACTCTACCCGCCGCACAGCATGATTCTCATTAAGAAAGAGGGGGAAGAATATTCCCTATCGTATTTCCGGTATGAGGAGCTTGACATAGAGCAATTCGTCAAGTATGGTTTGGAGAGTTGGGAGATAGCTCAACTATTCGGTGGCAATTAACCCCTTTTAAATAAGTAGAAGTAAATTAAAGGTAAAGAGTATATTCTAGATTGTCTGCTAGAATTGGTCATGTTGTGCTGTGTTATTCGTACCTCATTGAAACCTGCGCCGTAACTCATAAAATCGGGGCCTTCTACTTATTTTTTCTTTCTCTTATATGGAAATCGAAACAAATCAATCTTACTTCTTTATCTTCTTTTTATTCTTGTTTGGATTGGTGATGATTAAGATTCCCGCAGGATTTGCTTTGTTGGTTATTTCTTTATTTTTTTTGTACAAAAAGCTCTCCGGTGACTAGTATGTAGTGTATGTCATTAACTGATACACTAAATAATACTGCCGGTCGTTTCACTACCCTAGTTGTTGGTTCTAAGAAGGAGAACACCACGTTCTGCGCTCAGATCCTATCTGCATCTAATAAGACTGTTTCTTTTTATGATGTGAATGCTGATGCTGATCGTCGTGTACCTGTCAGTAAGATCCTATCTGTTAAGTCTGGCAAGATTAAGTACGTTAAGGCGTAATAAGCCAAATAATAACAGCCCATTAGTTAAATATAACTAGTGGGTTTTTCTTTTACTGGGGATTTGCATAATGGTAGTGCAGGAGTCTTTGAAGCTCTTTGTGGTGGTTCGATTCCATCATCCCCAACCAAATAATAAACACCAGCCTCCTAAATAAAGGGGGCTTTTTTATTACCTAATATTGTTAATTTTATTCTTAAATATTAGAAATAATACCAGCAAATAAGCGAAATAAGAGATTGGTGTGTTTTAATAGGGGGAGAGATAGATAGAAAGAGAATAGATTTGTCAAGAATTATTTATTATTAAGAGTTGCAGAAAAAGGGCACCCCGCCGCCAGCAACTCTCAGTCGAAAAAAATCTGAAGAAAAAGCGAAAAAGGAGTTGCGCCTGATTTGATTGCCGTCTAACCTCTGGTCCGTCAGTTAACACTTAACATCAACACTGCACTTATGACCGAAATCAACGTCACCCCCGCCACTGCCACCACTCGCGCCGATAGCTTGCTCGACTACACGGTCGAGACTGTCCCGCTCCTCACCCCTGATGGCGAAGCCTCTGGTTGGCTCGCCAATCGCCGCACCGACAGCAAGCAGGTGCTTGGGGTTTGCACTGAACGCTACACTCTCGTTCAGAACCGCTCCCTGATGGATACTGTCGAAACCGCTTTCGCGGACAACAAGTTGGGCGAGTTCACCCGCAAGGAGTACTCCATGCGCGACGGTGCGCGGGTGTACGTCCAGTATGACTTCAAGAACCAACTGGTGAAGCTCCCCAAGGTTGGGGATGACCTTGGTTTGCGCCTGATCCTGAACAACTCCTTCGACCGCACCTGTCGCGTCTCTTTCGAGATGGGCATCCTTCGCCTCGTTTGCACCAACGGCCTGAAGACGCTTCAGGATGAGTTCAGCCTCACCCAGAAGCACTCCGACAAGCTCGACGTTTCCCGCCTTGTGGACGTTGTGGCTGGCGCGGTCGAGGGCTTCAAGGAAAGCACCACCGTTTTCAGCCGCTTGGCTGAACGCTCTATAAAGCAGGAGCAGGGCCACATTATCCTCGACAAGCTCACCAAGGCCAAGGTGATCGCTGACCGCAACGTGGATAAAATCAAGATCATCTGGAATGATCCGACGCACCGCGAGGACAAGAACCGCAGCCTCTGGAGCCTGTACAACGCCGTGACGCAGTTCACCTCCCATCAGGTCGAGCCTACCTCCTACGAACTGGCGCAACGCATCAACCGGGGCACCTTGGTCACCCTGAACAAGGCCAGCCTGATTGAGGCTGAGTTCAAGAAGCTCGCCAGCAACTAACGCCAGATCGCCAAATACGGCCAGCGCGGGGCATCCTACGGGGTGCCCCTTTTTGCGTCTCCAAAGACTTGCGCCATCCGGGGTGCCCACTTCTCGCAACTCTTTTTCCTTTGATTTCCTCTGGGCATGAATTACTATTTCCCCGATGACAAAACGTAAAACGGTTAGCCTTGAATCAGTCAAACTGAAAGCCAATCACTTCTTTTGCACCAGCAAAAACGAAGCGATCATCCAGCGCAGAACTCTCCAGTTCTTCGTGACGGACCTGCTGATGGAAGCAAAGCAATACAAAGGTTTCAATTATTTACATAAACATCATGTCGAAGAAGGTTTGACATACGGTATCGAATGGGACGAAGCTGGCAAAGAGAAAACTTTCAAAGACGAATCACGAATCTTCTTTCACTAATATGCAATTAAATATGTACAAAAGGTTTTTGACTTATCTGATTCCTGCTGTTGTTTTAATTACTTTGGCTATCTATTTATCAGAATTAAGTAAATAAGAATATATTAATATGATAGTCTCTGTATTTGATATATCTTATGACATTGATGAAGAAGATGGTAAGGTAGAGAACTTGCCAACTTCTTTTGAGTTTGAAATTGATAATTCTTTAATAATAATGGAAGGGGCTTTGGATGATGAATTAGCTGACATGATTAGTGATAGAACTGGTTGGTGTGTTAATAGTTTTAATTATAAAATACTTTAAGTGCTTGTTTCTAAATAATAACAAGATTAAAGACAAATAAGCGAAATAAGCCCCGATTTGATAGATCGGGGTTTATTGTTATATAACTACATACTCATAGAGAGTTGCAGAAAATGGAGACCCCGAATCGCGCAACTCTCAAAGAAAATCGCACCGAATCTGTTGACACCGTTTGCCCTTTGCGCTAACCTTTCCACGATGAATCTTGACCTTGCCCTTGACCTCGTTGGTGGACTCTCTGCGCCCTCAAAAATGCCGTGTCTTTCCTATTCGATCCCGGCAAAGTACTGCAAAACGGGCGGAAAGCTAGTGTCTATTAAGAATAGCGTTTGCTCTAAGTGTTATGCATTAAAGGGTTTCTATAATATGCCCAATGTCAGAAACGCTTTACAAAAGCGATTTGACTCTATTAATAAACCCGAATGGGTTGAAGCAATGACTATTGCTATTGCTACAAAAGAAAAGAGTGGATTCTTTCGTTGGCATGATAGTGGTGATATTCAATCTGTAGAACATTTGACAAAGATTTGTCAGATCGCTATCAATCTTCCCCATATTAAATTCTGGTTGCCGACTAGGGAATATTCATTTGTTACTCAATACAAGAAACAATTTGGTGATATTCCTTCCAATCTCACTATTCGTCTTTCTTCCCTAATGATAAATGGCAATGCGCCTAGTGGCATTGCTAAGATATTAGGATTAACGACTTCTGGTGTGTCAAAAGATAAAACATTCAATTGTCCTGCCTCCAATCAAGATAATAAATGTCTCAATTGCCGCGCCTGTTGGGATAAATCAGTGACAAACGTTAGTTATAAATTACATTAAAATGCTTATACTACTATTGGTAGTATTGCTATTAACAATAATAATAGAAGGAAACAAAAATGACACAAGATAAGCAAATAGCTAAGTTGCAAACTAAACTCAATAACCTAAAGGAGATGAAAAAGTCTGTAAGGTTATTGCTAAACAGACGCGAAAAGATTCGTGCTGAATTGACGAAGATTAGAAAAGACCTTAATAATATTCGTTTTAAAGTCTATAGGTTTACTAATAATAAAACCGAAAACATTAAATAATAACAGATCAAATATCAAATAAAGCACCCTCTAGTGTTTAACACTAGGGGGTTTTTGTTTATAAACAACCAGAGAGTTGCAGGATTCCGGGTGCCCAACTCTCGCAACTCTAAAGGGGGGCCGAAGCCCCCCAGTCGTTATTGTATTACCAAGCTTTCCACATAGTCATCCAAGCTTTACAAGCGGCAAGTGTGCCTGTACTAATACTATGCTTCTCACAGATCTCTTTATCACTAACGCGCTCTTTCAAATCCGCATAGACGGCGCTCAATTCGCGTTTATTGAGAACCAATTTAGTCTTATTAACACCAGCCTTATTGTCTTTCTTTTCGTGAGTGATGAAGTCTTTAACCTGCAAAGAGCGATTTGTGATAACATTCATGTCATTACTGACACAGATAGTCATCATGGGATTTTGATTTGACACATATTCAAACGACCAGACTAGTGACAAACCAAGCTCTATTGCCAGAGTCAACAGATAACATTGAATAGCGTATCCTTTGTTATATTCGTTAGCCGTATTGATAACAATCGGGCTAATGTTACTATCACACCGCCAGTGAGTATTGAAAGTAAAAATGAAAGTAACAGTTTTGTCTTTGGCTGTTTTAATCAAATCAAGGTTATGTTCTGTAGGGTTACCACAGAAGTCAAACCATGCGAAAATGTTCTTTGATTTGAGAGATTTAACGCTATTGGCGTTTATGTATTCGTTTTTGTATGTAACGCCAGAGTGGTTAAGTATGTAGGCACTTGTCTTATTATGGGGAAAGATAGTAGCAATGGGGCGAAGATTGCTTTGATATTCTTGTGAGTTACATTCAAAGAGTGACATTTGAAGAGAATATACATTCCCGAATGTATCACCATAAGCTTTGTGATTTATCACATATTTCTCAAACTCCCACGAAGAGCCGGGGAGAGAAGTGACGGCAATGTCTGTTTTGTTTTGTGCAAAAGCGTCGTAGGCTTTGCAAACGAGGTGGCGGATAGCGTTTTTAACTGTGTTATTCATACGCGGACACAGTAGCACTGAGTGGGAAAAAGAGTCAAAAAAAAAGAGTTGCGTCATTCGGGGTGCCCAAAGTCTGCAACTCTAAGACCCCACCGAAGTGGGGCGTGTTATTTATTTAAAGTTTACAATACTACGCCCACTCTGTAGTAGTATAATGCAAATCGGTGGAACTTTTGCGCCTGTATCTAAAAGAGCCTTTATGTAAGTACGCTCTGCAAGTTTTCCGCTTCTGGTATCGGGCTTTATACTATCACCCATCCATTCTTTTAAGTTAGCTTGTATCTGTTGAAGTGTGAGGGATTTCATATTATTCTTTAATTTCTTCACAACCAATGATTTCAGACTCTTTTACTTCGTTATCAATAGTGTTAGCATCATCAAATTCTCCGCTTAAGACTAAATCTCTTGCTTCATCTTCTGATTTAGCTTCAATTTCTAAATAAGTATAAATCTCTTGGTATAGCGCGACTTTGTATTTCATATTTATTTATTCTTAAACGATTCAGGATCTATAGTAGTACAAGTGAGGAAAGACAAATCGTATTCTGTTTCCAATTCATCTTCCACAGTGAGAAACAGTCCATCAAAGATTACTTCATTATTTAATGGAAAAAGCAAAACTCGCTCATTCTTTCTGTGCAATTTTAGAAAATCATCTTCAATTTGAAAACTCGGAACTATTTCACAATCAGCAATACAAATCATGCTTGTATTATTTAACAAACCATGATCAATTAAGTTTTTGAGAGTCATATTATTTATTCTTAAGGATTTCTTTTAGCGTTACAATCCTGATATAACTATAGTGTGCGTTTTTAGGAAAAGGGTTTGGGTGTTTAATCTTCCAAAGGTTTTGTAAGTAATTGATTTCTGATTGGATTTCTTCTTTTGATTTATCAGTAGCCCAACATTCGGCAGCATAAACAGATTCTCTCATAATTAAATAGCCGCGAGGGTTTCAAGCTCAAAGTAGTTCACGCCTTCCTTGGGTTGCCAGTACAAATCGCGCTCAATGGTCATTCCAAGCGGTCCCTTGATTGCTTCCAATTCTTCCACGGAAGCGATACTGCCCCATTCAACGCAACCCATGCCCAAGTCAGCGAACCCGTAAAGGATGCCACCTTCGATCCCAGTGATCAACCAAGTAGCGTCACTCCACGGAGTGAAAAGCTTGCAAATAGGGACCATGCCGTCAGAACCGGCCTTGTTGAGTTTTTCGGCGAGTTGTTTCGTCAGCAGTTTCATCGGGGACAAGGTAATCACAAGCGGCGCGAGTTTCAAACAAAAAGAGTTGCAGCATTCGGGGTGCCCAGAGTCTGCAAGTCTCAAAGAAAAACCCGCCGAAGCGGGTGTGATTTAATCTCTTTGTATAATAGATTTAAGAGCGTCTTTTCCTTTTTCTATTGAATCAATATCTAAATGATACAATTTATGCCAGTCTTCATGCTTTAATGCCATTAACTCTTTGATACGGCGTTCTGCATTATTTAATGCCACACGAAGGTCTACAACTTCTTGTATTGTTATCTTTAGTTCGCCACTCATGCTGTTCTTAGGTTATTGTTAAATCTATAGTAATTACCAACGTTTTTGAGATAGTAATCGAAGTCTTTAATCAATTTGTAATGAACAGAGTATTTGTAATTCCTTTTCTTGGCTTCGTCAATGAAGATAGAAGCATCACAGTCTTCCTCTAAGTAAGCAAAGTCTCTTGTTCTATAACTATACTCTGATATTAAGATATCAATATTCCAGTCTTCAAGTAATTTATGAGGAACACGAAGCCAACCGTGGCCGGGGTCAGAAAGAAAAGTGAGTTCCATTTTATTAAAAGATGATGTTGTAAACCACAGTAACACTAACAACAGTAGCAATAGTGAGTGATACAATTACAGCATTTATAATTCTATCAAAAGTCTTGTTGCTCATATTATTACAGGTTCTTTTTAATGTTATTCCAGTATTTATCAGTAGATGATTTATTCTTGCGCCAGTTGGGACCGGCGTTGTGCAATCTAGCTAACACTTCCCAGTCTCCATTGTCAAGAGCCTTTTTCTCGTATCGGGCGAAATAAGCCTTGCAAACCATTTTTGCCACGTTGGGGTCAAATACGTCTTTATGGTTGGCTTTTACGCCAGAATCTTTGAAATAAGCAAATCGAATTTGATAAATACCCAAAGCTTGTTCTCTTTTGTTGACGGCGTTTGGATTACCAGAAGCCTCGACTTTGCCAAGGGCTTTGAAAAATAGTTCTTCAGTGACTTTCCCGTAGGTTGTCAAAGAGAATGAGCAAATAAGGGCAAACACAAGTGATTTGTTTTTCATACGGGGAAACATTATCAGATTTAGGAAAACCGTCAAAGGAAAAGAGTTGCAGGATTTGGGGTGGCGGATTGCTGCAAGTCTCGGAAAGATTCGTGTCTGTTTCATGGGGGCTAAAACCTTCAAAGAGAATCACAACAAACTCTTTGCAAAAAACCCCGCCGCAGGATCTCCCTGCGTACCATTTGACACGAATCTAACCGAAAAAGCAGTGTTTCTAAAGGTTCAACTAACCCGCCGCAGGATCTCCCTGCGTACCATGCCGCTTGCCTTAACCCGCCCTCACTTCGACTTCGAAGGGGGCAAAATTTGTTTGAAGTGAATCAGACCACCGGAGAGGTCACGAATCAACTCGCGCTCCACACTAGTGATCGTTTTCTTTCCCGTCAAGCGGTAAACAATGTTTGCGTCATTTTCATTTGCGATGTACTCGCGCACATTGCCGTAGACTTCGCGGTTGTAAAACTCAATCGTTTTTTGCATGCCCAAACCTTAGCCCAGACCAGCCCACTCGTCAAAAGAAAAAAGAAAAAAAAGAGTTGCGAGCTTCGGGGTGCCCGAAACGCGCAACTGTAAAGCCCCGCCGTAGCGGGGTGAATTTTTCAGTAAATTCTCTTGACTTTATCGTATTCCGTTCTGTCCAAGAGGTCTTGAGCCTCTTTGGCGACTTGCTCCCGGTACTCTGGGCGGTAGTGTGTCAAGTACTTTATTTCGAACAAGTACATTTTCAGAGCCACGCGCATTTCGCGGAAGGATTTCGCGTCAACCACAACCAAAGGCTCAGAGTCTTGACGAGAAGGCTCAAACTCTTCGGGGGTCTGCGCGATGAGGTCGCGGAGGTCGCTGGCGGTATCGATGCTGTCGTGTTGTGTTTTCATTACGGAGAAGAGTCTCGCACGGGCCGTGACTCTTGTAAACAATTTTTCTCAAAAAAGAGTTGCTGGATTCGGGGTGCCCAAAAGTTGCAACTCTCAAAAAAAAGCCCCGCCGTAGCGGGGTGATTTTCTTCTTGACTTTTCAATCCACGTTCAAGCGACCCTCTCTTTCGGCTTCTTCGGTCTCACGGGTCCACTCTTCGTAGCGGGAGAAGATCGCGGCTTGGATCTCCTTCTCCTCTGCCCAAGTGAAGCCTTCGCAATCCCAAATGACTTCGGAGATGACGAGGAAGTCTGTGCCTCGGATCTCGTCAGGGTTGCACTCGTAATCCCACTCAAAGCCCACAAGGACTTCGATCTCGGAAACGTCGTACCGATCTTCAAGTTGGATCTCAAAGGTGAACTTGCGTTGGATGCTTGCGCTAATTTCTGGTTTCATCGTGCCTACGGTATCAGATTGGTCGAGGTTGTCAAAAAATTATTTCAAATAATCGCAAATATTGCCAGACCTCCCCCAAATAGACCAAAGGGCGGCTTCGCCCTCAGAGTCAACACAAATCGCTCACCAAATGAAGAAAAAAAAGTCAAGCCCAAAAGAGTTGCAGAATTCGGGGAGCCTAACTCTTGCAACTCTCAAATCTATTGACTTTTTCATTCTTTTTGCTATCTTGGTGCCCTATGGATAAATCAAAATGGATTGAGCAACTGAAGCAACTGGCGGAAGATAATTATAATAAAGGATATGGTTATCAAGTCTATGTTGAATGTTATAGTAAAGAAGATTGGATTCATTTTGTTTCTGATTTAAATACTTGGGAAGAAGCTTTGGATATCTTTCACACTATTGCTAATATTAGAACAGAACAAAACAATTCAGTTTGCAACGAAATCTTTTAAATACTATTTAAATAAATAACAGATAAGCCCCCGTTATACTACTATAGCGGGGGTTTTTTTATACAAAAACAGTTGCAGAATTCGGGGAGCCTAAATCTCGCAACTCTCTTTGTGCGATTTTCTCTTGATTTCACTTGTGCGCCTGTTATGGTAGGGACGATGAAATCAACAATGCAGTCCCTGATCGAAAAAATCGAAGCCCACGCCGAATTCAACGTGCCGCAAGGCGCGTGGGTCAGCGTGTACCGCCGCAGCCAGAACTACGGTGGACCGGAGGAGGGTGGCTGGTGGTACACCCGCAACACCTTGGAAGGGTCCATCTACTTTCCCGCGATGGAAGCCGCCGAGGCTTGGCTTGAAAACGCCAAGGTGGAGGTAGAGCGTGAAAACCGCGAGGAAGCCCCTGCGCGGTATCGTGCGATGGCCGCGCTTCCGGGCGAGGAATGCGACACGGCGTACCACGATGAGGGGTACATCCCCACGGGGTGGAGCGACGGGGGCGAGCTATGGGTCACGATTGAGCAGGTGCGGGGCGAGTGTGACAATAGCGCGGAGCCTCGCCCACATTATGAATAAACGCTAAACAAATACAATAGCCCCGCTGTGATAAACAGTGGGGTTTTTTTATATACAAAAAGAGTTGCGGGTTTCGGGGTGCCCGACTCTTGCAACTCTCGGAAATGATTACCTAAAAAAATCTCACAAAAAAATTGTATCATAATGAGTCCGTGCTACCCTTTGGGCACCATGAGTTCCTCTTCCTGCCCCGCCCCTGCCACCGCCACCCTCGCGCTCGCGCATGAGGTGCAGTCTCTCATTGAACAAATTAACAATTGCGCCAATAACATCACAAATGCTAATTATCATTCTGCTAGTGATATTGCTTTGGAGCTTGATAGAATCAATTGCAGACTAGCTTCTGTTTGTCACTCTCTCGGACTAAAAAACTAAATCACTATATCACACTATGGCTTGCGAAGACTTCCCTTGTTGTGGGCACGAAGCTGGCGGTTGCCCTGTCATCGATGAAAACGGCGCAGAGCGCTTCCATTGCGCCCGTTGCAGCGTTCTGATGCCCCCGAAGGCACGGAGCGCGGTTTGCCAGCCCTGTCATTCTGAGTGGCAACGCGAGTGGGACGAAGACCCCACTGGACAAGATTCGGATTGGTGAAATAGTAATAAATACAAAACCCCGTTGTAGCAATACAGCGGGGATTTTTTTATCCAAACATTAAATATTAAATCAGCAAATATTAAATAATAAATGATCAAATAACAAATAGTGACTTCTCTTATATATGTACAAGTTGTCAACAAAAAAGAGTTGCGGATTTCGGAGACCCCAAAACGTGCAACTCTCGGTTTAGGTATGAAAAATACTTAAAGAAAAGTGTTTACTGGATTCGTGGCTGTGCTAAGGTATCAACGTCGGTTCGGTAATTATATAAACAGCAACACTTATTTATAAACAACATGATTAACACTGCTACTATCAAAGCCGGTCAGATCGCCACTATACTACTACAGGGCGAGCTGTCTATGAATAAAGGTGGGCGCAAGGGTATTGCTATTAATCCCTTCCTTGGGCGTGTTACTAGGAATCACCGTTTTACTATTACAATTGCCGGTGAGGAAACTTATACTAATATCCAAACTCGTAAGGGTAATGAGATAGCTGGTAAAGAGCCTTGGTTTCGTTTTATTAAAGACGGTCTGGTTGTTCATAAACAGACCAACCAATTGTATATCGCTGGTATTCCTACTAGCAATGTTGGTAAGATTGAATATTTATTAGACGGTCGCCCTATGACAGAAGAAGAACTAGAAACCTTGTATAAGTACAAGCCAGCTAGTGAGCCAGCCGAGTTTCTCACTATTGCAATTGAAAATGTCGTAAACGTAGAAGGCTAATTGATAAACAGTGGGGCGCGAATACTATAAACGCGCATTTAATACTAAAACCCTTATATATAAACACTATGTCTGACACTTCTCTTACTCATATTGAAATGGTTCATTTGCAGATAGCACTAGAGCAAGCTATACAAGAATGCGATAAACTAATACAATCATGTCAGAGTATTAAAACAGATCATTCTATTTGGAGCGAAAAGAAGCAACACATAACAGAAGCCCTATCCAAATTGCAATACAAATACAATAGGGACGAGCTATGATTATACTATTGATTGCGATATTCCTATTTGGTTGTTTCTCTAACATTAAACATTAAATAGATAAATATCAAATACCCTCAGATCCTCTGTACTAGTACAGGGGATTTTTTGTATATATATAAGGATTTATCACTAACATTAGTGAGAAATGGCTTATAGTAGTATAAGGGGAAGCAAGTTCCATGCCAACCGACTTGGCACGATTCGTGCTGGGGAGCAAGTGCCATGCCAACCGGAAAACCGAGAGTTGCAAGAAAAGGAGACCCCAACTCTCGCAACTCTCTGGAGTGCGGACTTGGCATAGTCTATGCTGGGGAGCAAAGAGCATGCCAACCTAGACTTGGCATGAAACGTGCTGGGCTTTCGATTGGGTACTCAAAGATTCTTTGAGAAAGTTGGTGACAATCAAAATGCATCCGTGCGAAAGTCTTCCCGTCGTCAATGACGGCGACACTATAAAACACAACATGGAAAACATCATCACCGCAGAGCAAGCCACCAAAGTCCGCGCCGCCTTGATTGGCGGAATGGTCGCCTTGGAAACCGACATCGTGTTCCTTGAAGACAGGACTTCCTTGGTCGCTAGTCGAAAGCGGCAGTTGCAGGAAATCAAGGACGCTCTGAACCTCATGACCTACCGCCTTTCCTTCATCCCCACGGATGTGAGCAAGACTCATGCCATCATGGCTCACTCTCGCGCCAAGGCCGATCTTTTCGCAGAGTGACCCAAGGCTAGACTGGCACGGCTCTTGCTAGGACAGCAGGGACCGTGCCAAGTCTCTTTCCAAAGGAGAGTTGCAGAAAACGGAGTCCCCGATTCTTGCAACTCTTTTTCCTTGACAATCTTTTTCCACTTTTTGGCTTGACGCGCTTCGGACCCTATGCATGACCCTGAAAGGTTTTTCACTTTTCTTTCACTTTCTAGGTGACAACGGAAGCGACCCGTGAGAGTCTTTCCTTGTCGCCAATCACGGCGACGTTTTAAGAAAGCAACGCATCATGATTGACACCACCACCATCCGCGCCGGTCGCCTCGCCACCATCCTCTTGACTGGCGAACACAAAATGAACAAGGGGGGCCGCGCTGGCGTTCCCCTGAACCCGCTCTTGGGTCGCGTGACCCGCGACCACCGCATCACGGTCACCGTGGCGGGGCCTGAGACATACTCCAACGTTTTAGAGGCCCGCACAGGCGAGGCCCCCGCTGGCAAGGCCCCGTGGTTCACTTGGGTCAAGGATGGGTTGGTCATGCACAAGGAAAGCGGGGCCTTGTATCTGGCCGCCGTTCCTACGTCCGCCAAGCGGGTCACCCGTTACCTTGTGGATGGCCGCGAAGCGACCCCCGAGGAACTCGCCACCATTCGCGACTATAGCCCCGACAAGGGGGAACCGCAGTTCCTTTGCTTCGCGTTGGAAAACGTCGCCAATCTGGCCGACTGATTCAAACGAAAGTCAAGCACAACCCCCTCGAAAGAGGGGGCTTTTTCTTGTCAAGATTGCCAAAGATTGCCCTTGACAGACCCCCCTAATTTTGAAAAGATCCTCGACCTCTTTTCTGAAAGTGGGGGGAGGGGGGATGAAAATCATTCTGCCCTTAATCTATAAAACCTTCTTTTATTAATATACCAATTAAAGAAGTCTATCTATTCTGCCCTTAATTTAATAAATACTTACTATCTCTATGTAATAATATATATATCTCCATATAAGACCCCCCTATTTCTCAAAAAATAAGACCAAAAGCCAGACCCAAAAACTTTGCAAGGTCAAAAAATCCCCGGAGCCTCCCCTGAAAAATACCTTTTTTAGATATAGCTTGTGTAGATATATCTAATGTTAATCAAATGTTCTGTCTGTGGGGTTGACAAAGAAGATACAGAGTTCAATAGAATAAAAGGCAAGTGCAATACTTGTTGCTACTCCCAAGAATACAATAAAATTAAAGAAAAGATGGGAAACGTTGATGGAGGCGAGATAGTTTATCTCAAAAAAGTCATCTTAAGTAAAGCAAAAAAGCGTTCAAAAAAGAAAAATCTGGAATTCAACCTTACGCTGGGGGATTTAATAAACATTAAAAATAATACCTGCCCCATTTTAGGCCACGAAATCCTATACAAATCAGGCATCGACCACAGGAGATCAGCATCATTGGATAGAGTAGATCCAAATAAAGGATACATAAAAGGTAACGTTAAAATAGTATCCTATGAGGGCAACTCCCTAAAGAATAGAAATAATTACCATTCCGCCGTTAAGATGCTGGAATATATAATACAAAATTCGCCGCCAGAAGATATGACCCCCGAAAAACAAGATAAATTACTTAATCTTCTTAAAAATTTTAATTAATTCTTGCTCAAATTCGGGGTCTTTACTATATTCTATATTTATTTGTTTTGTATTTTCCTCTCCTTTAATTATAATACTAATATATGGTAAATCATATTTCGCACAAGTCATGGACGCGAGAGATACTAAACACGAATCGCAAATCTTTATTTGTTTACCGTCTTCTGCAAGCATATTAAAATAAACAAGTTTACGCACAGTGAAGAATAATAAATAATCTTGTTTACTATATGACAGTTCGCAACCCTCACAGCAAATCTTCTTTCTGCAAGTCTTAGGGTTTACAACTGTAACATTTAATTTATTCTTCATTCTATATAATACATGTAATTAAAATAATAAGGCTAATTAAAATGTCAAAAAAAGATAATTCCCCACATGTCGCGCAAAAAGACAAGGTAAAAGACGATTTCGAAATTCGTAAATTAAAATGGACCCCAAAACAAGAGGAAATTATTGCTGCTGCTTTAGACAAAAGCACTAATATTATTATTCTTGATGGGCTTCCCGGCACAGCTAAAACGCTATTGAGCGTTTATTGCTCATTAGAGCTACTAAAAGCTAAAAAGATATCCGATATTGTATATATCCGATCTCTAATTCAAAGCACAGATGGTCAAACTGGCTTCTTAACTGGCGATCTAGACGAAAAAACCTTCTTCTATAATGTACCTCTATTTGATAAGCTGGAAGAATTACTAAATAAGTCCAGCATCGAATTACTAAATAAGCAAGAAAGGATTAAAACATATCCTGTTTCTCTACTTCGCGGCTATACCTTCAATGTTAATTCCGTTATTTTGGATGAAGGTCAGAACATGATGTTCGATTCTCTTGTAACTGCTGCTACCCGTATGGGCAAGTTTAGCAAACTGTTTATTTGCGGTGATACCATCATGCAAAATGACTTAGGCAAGAAGTCTGGCTTTAAAGAATTTTGTGATATCTTCCAAGATCAAGATAGCAAAGATCATGGTATTCAATATTTTAAACTTGGACCAGAAGATATTATGAGAAGTGGAATTACTCGCTTTATCGTTGATAAGATTACTAAATATAAATCAATTATTCATTAAACTTTTGCTTCATCCTTTGATGAATAAGTCTTGATAAAGTATTAGCGCATTTAGTCACTTTTGTTTCGGACTCATGCCAGAAGAATGCGTGTAATACTTCATGTATTAGAATATTGATCGTTTTTTGCTTGGTTAGAGTTGGGTCAATTTTAATCTTTGGGTTTTCCATCTCTGGAGAGTCGCATATGCCATAGCACCCTCTAGGAGGTTTAACCCAATTGATGAAATACTCAACTTTTTCGTAATTTTTAAACGAATACTTCATTCTATTACAATTACACTTGCTTTTTTACTGTTACTAAACTATAATAAATTAATGAATTATGCAAAAAATTTACTGCTCCAAATGTGGAAGTCCTAATTTATACACGCAAGCAAAACCAAAATTTTGTTCCGCTTGCGCTAATCCATTCTATGGCGTTGTCGTAGAAAAACCACAAGATAAAAAGGTAAAAGAAAATAAAGTCCGCGCTCAGGAAGAGTACGATGAGCAAGACGATGATGAAGGCGAAGAGGAGCAAGAGTCAACTCCTATTCCTGAGTTAACAGGAGGACTAGATGTTGATATTGAATTTGATGCGCCAAGAAAAGAATCTCTTTCTAAGATTGCTGGAACTGTTCCAGATCAATTTCTTCAAGGCGTAGAGAGAACAGGGCAAAGCATCTCTAGCAAAGAGATGATGAAAATATTTAAACAAGAAGCCGGTACATTAAGGCAAAAATAAAATGGCTCATAAAGTCCAAAAAGAATCATTTGAAAAGAACATTGCTATAATAGACGAAGAAATTCGCAAACGCAAGAACAAGTGGAACCTTGCTGCATTGTCTTGGATTGATTTCGAGGACGTTGAGCAGATACTAAGGATTCATATTTACAAAAAATGGACTTTATATGATCCAAAGAAGCCTCTTGCTCCTTGGCTAAACATTATCATTTCTAATCAAATAAAGAACATCATAAGAAACAACTATGGCAATTATGCTAGACCTTGTTTGAAGTGTGCGGCGGCAGAATGGGATGACTCTTGTTCAATATATGGTGAACAGTGCAAGAAATGCCCCTTATATGCTCATTGGGAGAATAATAAAAAAGACGCTTTCAATACAAAGGTAACTCTTCCTCTCGAAAATCATATTAAAGAAGTTCATGACATGACAAACGAAGGCTTTGACCTTTTGAGAAGCACTCAGAGTTTATCGTCAGCACTAAAGAAAGTATTAAAGCCAGCAGAGTGGGTTGTTTACGAGATGCTTTGTCTAAGAAATAAAAGAGAAGAAGAAGTGGCAAAAGTATTGGGTTTTAAGACTACTGAAAAAAATCGTTCCCCCGGTTACAAGCAAATAAAGAATCTTAAACGTTCCATTATAGTCAAAGCTAAGAAGTGCATTGTAAATGGAGAAGTAGAAATTTATGTCTGAAAATGGAAACCAGCCTCAAGAACTTAATGATCAACAGAGATTGGCGATTTTAAATGAGTGGAACAATCGCCCTACTAATCCTCCTTCTTTGCTTGAACTTGTCAGGCTTGCTTTTCCTAACGTTGATGGCGCAGACGGTAGAAGTTGGCACGGTAAAAAAGTCAAAGAGTTCTTGTCAACAAGACAAATTAAAGCAAGAGCTTCATACGAATACTTAGCAAAAGATAAAATTGAACTATCTCCAGACCAAAGAGAATTTATTGCTAATAATGCTGGTTCAATGGGCGCACTTGAGATCACTAAGAGTATTTTTAATAATCAAAATCTTACTAGTCTCAGTCAAGAGACTCGTACTGTTATTGATTTCATTAAAACACTTGACCAGAAAGTAATTCAAGCAGGTCCAGTTTCTCAGAGAGAAGTAGAGAGCCTTTCTGACTCTGAATATATGCCGCCAAAGACATTTGAGCGGATGTTGTTTCGCATAAATAAATATGTTCACGAAGGTATTGATAAAGATAAAGTAACTTCACGCCAGAAAGCTGCTATTAATGCTATTATTGGCTACATGCACACTTATCGTTTCTTGCATCAGATAAATAGTTATACTTCTAACATTGATCGTGAATTATTTGAAAGCTCATTTGTCCGTTATACGTTTGATAAGCCAGATCTCACTCAAGAAGAAGTAGACCAATATATTGTATTGGCTACTGAAGTAGTAATCTCGGCTAATATTCAAGAAACAATTCAAACTTTACAAGATCAGATTGATGTAGAAGTAGATGGTGGCGGCAAAATTCCAATGGGTCTTATTGAAGCAATTAGCGGAGCAAGAGATGAGTATAATCAATCTACTATTCGCCAACAAAAGCTTCTAAATGACCTCAAAGTAAAGCGCAGTGATCGCCTTAGCAAGCAAATAAAAGAAAACGCCAGCATTCTTAATCTTGTTCAGATGTGGAAAGAAGAAGAGTCCCGCGCTCAACTACTAAAGCTTGCCGAAAGAAGAAAAGCGATGGTTAAAAACGAGATCGACAGGCTTTCTACAATGGACGAAATCAAATGTCGTATCTTGGGAATTTCAGAAGACGAGGTGCTAAATGGCTGAGACCTGCAAAATATGTCAAAAAGTTTATGAAGCTGATGTAGATTTTAATCGCCATCTCAAAGCTCATAAAATAAGAGTAATTGAATATTATCAACAGCAATTGCCTCGCTATGATCTCTTCGATAATTCTATTATCAATTATAAAAATAAAGAACAGTATTTCTCTACTGACTTTAACAATAAAAACAATCTTAAAAACTGGCTCAAAGCTCAGTCTCTAGAGAAACAGCAAGAGTACTGTAGAAACTTTTTAGTTAAACGCAAAGAAAAGAAAAATCTAGAATATACTCCTTCTCAAGTTGAGTTAAGGAGCGTTTTAAGTCCAAGTGTTATTTATTTGCAAGAAATTTTTGGTGACTACTATAAACTCGCTGAAGAAATTGGATTTAAAAATAAATATGTATATCCAAAGAGCTTGGAGAATCTTCCCAAGCTACAAACCAAAGACTCAATAATTTATATCGATACCCGCGAACAGAAACCATTTATATTTAATATGGCTTCTGAAGTTCGCACTCTTAAATTTGGTGATTATGGATTTAGCCATCCAAGTTATGATGGCAAACTTTACTTTGAGAGAAAGTCTATCTCTGATTTTATAGGAACTTTGAGTGCTGGGTATGAAAGATTCTGTCGAGAGATTGAAAAAGCCAGCGAAGCAAAAGCTAACATGGTTATTATCGTTGAGGAAAGCTTAAACAATACACTCTCATTTAACTATTTACCTCATGTGTATAAGAAAGCAACGAAGGTAAATCCTGAGTTCATTTTTCACAACGTTAGAGAGCTAATACAAAAATATCCACACGTTCAATTCCTATTTGCAAAGGGACGCAAGGAATCTGTCAGAATTATTGAGAAGATGTTCTCAACTGATGAGAACTTTTTTAAATACGATCTACAACTTTGCTACGATCTAAAGATGTTATAATATGTGGTATACCCCAGAAAAGTATAATAGAATAATTCCTAACTTAAATGATGAATATTCTAAATTAAAAGACACTCTTGAAGACAAAGAAGCCAAAATAACTTTGGCTAAATTTTTGCGTTCAAATATAGGCATAACTACAGAGCTAATTTCTGGTATAAAATTATGGCCTTATCAAGAGATCGTAATCAAAGGAATGTTGAACCGCAATTTCTGCATGAACGTATGGGGTCGTGGTGCATCCAAATCTTTCTCTGCTGCGGTATTTTGTTTTTTACAATGTATCTTTGAGCCTAAGAGTAAAATTCTAATTGCTGGTCCTACATTCAGAACAGCAAGAAGCATTTTTAATTCAATAGAAAAAATTACTGAGTCTAAAGGTGCAGACTTATTGATGCAAGCATTTGGTGCAAAATCAAAACGCAATGACGAATATGATTGGTCAATAAACGAAGGCTCTATTAAAGCTATTCCTCTAAGTGGCGAAAAGATTCGTGGTTTCCGTGCTAATGTTCTTGTACTAGACGAGTTTTTATTGTTGCCAGAAGACATAATTAAAAATGTATTAATGCCATTCTTGATTGTCCCTCAAGACATTAAAGAACGTATTAGCATTCGTGAACAAGAAGATGAATTAATTCGCCAAGGCGCAATGACAGAAGCTGACCGCATGGAATTTAAAAATACTTCCAAGATGATTGCCCTTTCCTCTGCTTCTTATACTTTTGAAAACCTTTATAAAACTTATAAAGAATGGTGTGACAACATTTATTCTAAAGAACCAACAAGTGCGACTTACTTTGTATCACAATTAAGCTATGAATCTTTGCCACCAGAGATGATTGACTCTTCTATTACAGAAGAAGCTCAAAACGGTGGCTCTTCTCATGCTTCTTTCTTGAGAGAATACTGCGCTCAGTTTACTGACGGTAGCGATTCTTATTTCAGCATGAAGAAGATGGAAGAATGTACTCTTAAGTTTGAAGAAAGGCCGCATTCTCAAATCAGAGGAGATTCTGGCAAGCAATATATCTTAGCAATGGACCCTAACATGAGCGACAGTCCAAATGCTGACTATTTTGCAATGGCAATTTTAGAAATAGACCGAGAAAATAAGAATGATGTTCTTGTTCATGCATACGCGGGTCTTGGAAGCTTAAATAGTCATATTAAATACTTTCATTACTTAATGACTAGCTTTAATATTGTTTATATCATTTGCGATAATGCCGGTGCCGATATTTTCTTTGACACTTATAATGAATCTCAATATGTAAACTCGGAATCTGAGAAGATAAAGTTTATTAACTTCGATTCTGATCTTGAGGGAATTGAATATACAAAGATGGTTCAGAAAGCCAAGAGTCAATACAACTTAGAAAATAAACAAATAGCAGTAACTCAGGTATTTACAACTACATTTATTCGAAGAGGTAACGAAAATCTGCAAGCAGCTATTGACTATAAGAAAATTTGGTTCGCATCCAAAACTGTAGCCAATGAATCTTTCTTTAATGAAGAAATAAACAAGAGAATACCTGAAGACCTTATATTTATAGAAGACATTAAAGATTGGAATAAGCTAGACCTTATAGAGCATCAAGATTTATTAGTTTACAACACTAAAAAGCAATGCTCACTTGTAGAATTTACTACTAGTAGTCGTGGATCTGTTAATTTCGATTTGCCTCAACACTTAAAACGCTCCAATTCCCCTAATAGAGCAAGAAAAGATAATTACACGGCTTTAATGTTAGCGAAATGGGGTTCTAAATGCTATAATGATATCATGACTACTGAAAATAAAATAGTAGCTGCGGGATTTACACCAATTTTAATTTAAAATGTGTAATTAATTATTAGGCTTATGGCAAAGGTTAAAAAAGAAAAATTTGAGGAATCTTCTTTCGCTCCAATGATGGTAGAAGGCTCTACTCCTGCTCATGGCGGCGTAGCAAGCAGAGTTACCGAGACAAGAAGCCGTAGAAATGCCGCATCAACGATTGAGAGAACGGATCGTTTTCGCAATATTGATGATGGAATGGTGCCATTTAATTATGCCACTGGGTATAATTATAATAAGTCCAATATTGACGTAAGAGATACTGTAATCTTATGCCAAAAAGCTTATTATAATTTTGGCCTTTTTAGAAACACAATTGATCTAATGTCAGAATTGTCTTGTGGCAATATACATCTTAAAGGCGGCAATAAAAGCGCAAGAGATTTCTTTCAAGCTTTATTTAACAAGATAAATATTACGGCTCTGCAAGATAAATTCTTTAGAGAGTATTATCGTTCTGGAAATGTTTTTATTTACAGATACGACACTAACATAAGAGAAGAAGATATCTCTAAAATTAGCCAAGTTTTTGGATCTGAAGCTTTGGCGGCAAAAGTTTCTTTACCTGCTAGATATATAATTATTAATCCAGCAGATGTTCAAGTAAATGGCAACCTTTCTTTCAATAGAGGACAGTACTATAAAGTATTGACTGATTACGAACTTGAGCAAATTAGAAATCCAAGAACAGAAGAAGACAAAGAAATATTAGACTCTCTTGATCCATTAGTAAAAGAGCAAGTTTTAAAAGGAAAAGCTACAGCGGTTCTCTTACATTTAGATACTAAGAAGTTTTATGCTGTATTTTACAAGAAGCAAGACTATGAACCTTTTGCTGTACCAATGGGTTTCCCAGTTCTTGAAGACATTAGTGCGAAAATTGAAATGCGCCGTATGGATATGGCTCTTACAAGGACGATCCAGCAAGTCATCTTGCTTGTAACGATGGGTGCTGAACCTGATAAGGGTGGCGTTAACCAAGAAAACTTAAAAACGATGCAGAATCTCTTCGCTAATCAATCGATTGGCAGAGTTTTAATTGCAGATTATACAACAAAAGCGGAGTTTGTTATTCCTCAAATTGCTGACATTCTTGACCCTAAAAAGTATGAAGTAATTGATAAGGATATCAATATCGGATTAAATAATATTCTAACAGGAAATGAAAAGTTTGCAAATACTAGTGCAAAGATTTCCTTATTGAGTCAAAAATTACTACAGGCTAGACAAGCTTTCGTAACTGACTTTCTACTTCCTGAAGTTAAGAGAATTTCTAAAGAGATCGGATTTAAAGTATTTCCCACTCCTTTCTTTGAAGATATGGATCTTAAGACAGATCAAAATCTTAATAGAATTTATACTCGTCTTATTGAGCTTGGCGTTCTTACTCCAGAAGAAGGTCTCAAAGCAATTGAAACAGGCGTTCTGCCAACGCCAGATGAGTCTGTGCAATCTCAAACATCATTTGTTGATTTAAAAGACAAAGGATTTTATCAGCCTCTAATTGGTGGTCCTAAAGTAGAAGCAGGTAGACCCGGAGGAACCACTGGAATTAAACAAACTACCAAAAACGTTAAACCAATTGGCACCTCTTCCAAGGCTAATTACAGTGTTATGAAATTAAAAAACATTGTAGAAGCTACAAACAAACTAGGAGAAGAAGTAGAAAATTCTCTAAAGAAAAAACACAAGCTTAAAAAACTAAACGATAAACAAAAAGAAGTCGCTCTTGATATTACTAAGATTATTGTCGCTAATGAAGACAAGTCTAATTGGGCTTCTAAAATAAGTGAGTATATCGAAACTCCTGTTGACAAAAATCCACAAAGAATTGAAGAAATTCACGAAATAGCTTGTGAGCATCAAGTCGATTCTTACATGGCTAGTTTGCTTTACCATAGCAAAATATAATGGCTACAAATAGAGTAATATATAATAACGAATTGCTATTCGTTGGACCTGCTCCAGCGAGTGGCTACTTTTTTTCTGATCCAAATGGTAACTTATTCAATACTGGAGTTTATAATTTAATTCAGCCTCTTAAAAGAATAAATCAATTCAGCTATCAAATCAATACTCAGCCATTAAGATTCTCAGAGATTGGAAATGCTTCTGCAATTTATGATTATATCTTAACTCCTCCTGATGTCAGTATTAGTTTTAATTATAACATAAAAGATTTAAGAAATGAAGCTCGCATGGGTTTCTATGTTGATCTTGGGCCTCCAAACTTAGATCAATTTGATGGCGGTCAAGTTTATCCTAGTGGCAATATCCTTTCTGGATTTTCTTTTGGAGATCAAAGTTACGCTTTTAATACAGACTTGACTCAAGCCACTAACAATACATTCAAGTATCCATTTAAATACAGAGACCAGCGCAATTTATTCTTAACTATCACTCCAAATAATACAGACGCAATAGGAAACAATATTTCTGGGTTTCCAGTCTTGGCTTTTGGTAATTGCTACATAACTTCTTATGGAGTTCAGGCTCAAGTAAATGATTTTCCTAAAGCTACCGTTAATTATACGGCTGATAATGTAATGTATTATTCTTCTGGAATAAACGCAGTATCTCCTTATTTAAATCCAAAGAGCGGCTCACTAAATACTGGAGTTCGTTTCAACATTCCAAACTACAATTCATTAGTAGAAGAAACTGGAAATGCTATTTCTGTTTTGCTTCCCGGTGAGATTGTTATTGATATATATGACATAAATTCTGTTTCTAAAACTAAGTCTAATAGAATAGTTCAAGACGCCGCAATACAAAGTTTCAACTTTAGTGTTCCGCTAGAAAGAGAACCTTTAAAAACATTAGGCTATGTCTATCCCGTAGATAGACAAATAAACACTCCAATTACTGTTGAAGGATCTTTTTCTACTATTTATAGGAATTTAAACTATTCAGGAGATTTATTATCAGATATAAGATCCAATTCTAAATACGATATTGTTATTAAGATGAATAAGAGTTCTGATACGATTATTAGATATGATATCAGAGGCGCAAAATTCAAAGACTTATCTTATGACTCTTCAATCGGCGCAAATGCTGTTTTAGATTTTAGTTTTTATTGTGATATGGATTTAAATTCTTACCCTCATTCTAATGGTTTGTTTATGAGCGGACTATTGAAAGGATTAAGCTACACGAATTTTAATACCAATGGTCCATTATAATTTCCTTAATCGTTAAATTTTAGTGTATAAATAATAAGCTACAAAATATGAATCTACAGGGTTTAGAAATTGAAATTTTAGAATCAAAGAGGTCTGGGCCTAAAAGCTCTGCTCAGACCCCTTCGAAACCCTCTGAAAGGCGCAAAGGTTCTAGCAAAAATCCTGCCGGTAGCGCAGGGACAAAAAGCGATAAGGCAATAGAGTTTTCTGCTAAAGTAGTAGAAGCTTTAAAAGCTAAAGTTAAAGAGCATAACAGCAAGTACTCTAAAAAAGTCTCCCTTTCTCAATTAAAAAAAGTTTATCGTAGAGGTGCCGGTGCTTTTAGTTCAAGCCATAGACCCGGAAAAACTAGAGGACAATGGGCAATGGCCCGTGTGAATACATTCCTAAGAATGATGGCTGGTAAACCAGTTAAAGATTCTTATCGCAAAGCTGATAGCGATGTAGCTAGAGCTTCAGAGATTGATATCTCTGATTCTTGGGAGCCAAATGATAGTGATTTTTCTCAAGCAGATACTGATATTCAAGATTATAATCTTGATTATGATTTTGAAGATGAGAATGATTTATACTTAGACACAGAACAAGAAAAAGCAAACTGGTTGGAATATATTTAATATGAAAAACAAAGAACTAGAAATAGATATCTCATTTAAGATTGTCGCCGCAGACAAAGAGAAGAAGACTCTCAACAAACCTTTTAGAACTCCTAAAGGCCCAAAGAAGTTCTCTGTTTATGTAAAAAACGAAAAAGGAAATGTCGTTAAAGTTAATTTTGGTGATCCAAATATGACTATTAAGCGAGACCAACCTGCTCGCAGAAAGAGCTATAGAGCTAGACATGGTTGCGATAAAAATCCCGGTCCAAAATGGAAAGCTAATTATTGGTCTTGTAAGATGTGGGAAGCCAAGAAGTCAGTAACAGACTATACCAATGCTTCAATTGAAGTTTATCAAGATAATTGGGATGGAAAGACTCTTTGGAATCAAGAAGATTTATTAAATATTTATCCAGATCTTTCTAAGGCTGACGATATTCCCATTGAAGATGATGTCGAAGAGATGATGTATCATAGCCAAGATGCTGCGGAAATGGCTGTCGGTCAATTCTCTCTTTGCGTAGATAAACTACAAGATTTAATTGTAAAGATTCAAACAGATCCAGAGATTGCTTTAGAAATTTCAGAGCCTTGGATCATAAATAAAATCGCTATAACTGAACATAATATAAACGCTATCCACACTTACTTAGTTTATCCAAAAGGGGGTTTTTTAAAACAAGATGGCGCTGAATCTGAAAACGAATCCGAAGATGAATCCGAAGATGAGTCTGAAGACGCTGGAGAAGGCCCAGAACTAACAGAAGCTAACTATATGACTCCAATGTTTATGGTTGGCAAAATGGTAAGAAACATTAATAGAGCCTGTTATCATTTTGGCAGCGAAGGAATTATTAAAGAAATAAAAGAACTACCTGATCGCATGGGCAAAGTGATTTCTTATGAAGTCACAAATGAAGGGCCAACATATAAAAAAGGCGATCTCCTTACTAAAACACAAGACCAGTTAATTCAAATAGGTTAAAAAGTGTACAAATATTAAAGAATATGAATATCTTATCCGCAATGCTAGAATTTCAAAATCAAGTCAAAATTTTTCATTGGCAAACTTATGGCTATTCAGAGCATGAGAGTTTTGGAGAGTTGTACGATAGTCTTTCTGGTCACATTGATGAATTTGTTGAGGTTTTTATGGGTAAATATGGTCGTATTGTAGCTAAAGATTCATTTGTACTAACTCTTCAAAATTATAAATCTATTAGCCCATTAGAGTCTATGAATAATTTCATTTCTTTTCTTAGTTCTGATTTGCCTTCTCAGTTAGATCCCGCCAAGGACACTGACCTTTTAAATATTAGAGATGAAATTTTAGGAAGTGTTAATAAAACTAAATATCTTATAACTTTAAAATAAATGAAATCTTTTATTCAAAATGGAGTAGCTGCGGTAAATGGTATTACCGTTAATTTTACTACTTCTGGTGTAGTAATTCAACCTCCTAATAGTGGAAATTCAAGAATTTTTATTACTGATATTACAGCTACTAATAATGCTATTACATTAATGAACGCAAGCGCAACTGCGACCGGAAGCGTTTTGGCTTATATTGCTCAAGGTAATTGCAATCTTTCAGTTCCAATAGATGTTCCTGATTTTTCAGGTGTCGCTATTTCTCCTGCAAATTCAATCGGCAGTATTAATTATTTCCTAGAATAAATATGAATTTTGATTTTTTAACAACATTTAGTTCCTCAATAAGACCTTTAGTATCTGAGGAAAAAGATAAATATCTATCATTAGCCAGCTTAGTTGATGTAGGGAATTTCATTCCTGAAGTTAATGCTGAGTCTAATATGGACCTTTTGCCTATTGCTTTTAATGCTTGCGTTGTAAATCGTGTTAATAAAAATGGAGACGTAATTGATTCTTCTATCGCTACTGAAGTATATAAAAATTTTATAAATAAGCCAATTAACATTGAACATAATCGCTCAAATATAGTTGGCGTTATTTTATCAGCAGGATTTTCTGAGTTTGGAACTGATTTGCCTCTTACAGAAGAGCAAGTAAAAGATAAAAAAGAACCATATAATGTTACTCTTGGCGGTGTCATTTGGAAAATAGTAAATAAAGATCTCGCAAATACAATAGAAGAGTCAAACGATCCTACGTCCAATAATTACATGAAGGTTAGTGCTTCTTGGGAGTTGGGATTTAATGACTTTGAAATAGCTGTTTTAGAAGGAGGCGAGAAGAATATTGAAAATGCTTCTATCATTTCCAACAAAGAAGAGATTGAGAAGATTAAAGGTAAATTAACTGGATACGGTGGTAGTGGAAGACTAAGCGAAAATCAATCTGTTTACCGTAAAATTAAAGGAAGAGTACTTCCCCTCGGAATTGGTTTAACTGCAAATCCTGCTGCTGATGTTGTCGGCGTTAGTGTCAAAAAACCAGAATCAGAAGAAATAGTGCAGCAAAAAGCAGAAGAAATTTCACAAACCTTAGAATCTAATGTAATTATCGAAAGAAAGAATATGAAAATATCTGAAGTATCGCAAATTACTGATGACTTGCTTAAAGAAGCAACCGCTTCTTCCATCAGAGATTTTATCGGAGAGCAACTCAAGGAAGCCTCTGAGAAATTTGCTGCTGAAAAGAAAGCTAAAGAAGACGCAATCAAGGACGCTGAAGAGAAGTATACTAGTCTCTCTGCCGATTCTGAAAACCTAAAGAAGGAGCTTGAGGCTCTCAAGCAATCTTTAGAAACCCTACAACAAGAAAAAGCTTCTAAGGAGAAGCAAGAACTATTTTCTTCCAGAATGGCTGGACTTGATGAGGAGTTCGATCTTGATTCAGAAGATAGAGAAGTAATTGCTAACGATATCAGAGATTTGGATGAGGATTCTTTCGCCGCCTACAAAAAGAAAATGGGCGTTCTAATGAAGGAGAAGAACAAGGCTTATAAAGCTTCTAAGATGCCAAAACAAGAGAAAAAAGAGACAATGGCTACAGAGGATAACCAAGTTGTTGCTTCTACCGAAAATGCTACTGTCGTTGATGATGCTATCAGCAATGGAACTCAGCAAGCTGACAAGATCACTGCTGGCGTTGTTGCTCCATCAAAGACAATTAAGCAAAAATATCAATCAGCTTTTAATGACGAAGGCTTCGTTATTACAAAATAAACAAACAATAAATATATAATAGGAAAACACTATGCCATATTCATCTACTAAAAGATTAATTAAACCATTTCGTGGTTATGGTGAGCATGAAGTTATCAACATGTTCGCTTTCGATCTCGAAACTGTAAACAAAGGAACTTTCGTTAAAGTTCTTGGAGCCGGTTGGAAAAATACCGATGATGCTCTAAATATTACATCAGCTACTGCTGTTGGAGCTTCTTACAGCAACGTAGTTTCTGATCGTTATTCTACCACTGCTCGCGTTACCACTGCTGGTACTGGCGACTTGGGTAAGGTTGTCGGACTTCTTCTCAATGACGTTCGTGAAACAGACGAAAACGGCGAGAAACTAATCTATAACCCTCGCAAAGCTGCTGAATTGAGTGCCGTTGTCTCTGGACAAACCGTACCAGTTCTCAAGCGTGGCGTCATCTTGGCTTATGCAACTGGAGCTACTGCTGGTAACTCTGCTTTCATTAACGCTAATGGTGAATTGGAAACCAATGCTACTATTTATGGTGGTAGCGGTGGTGCTAAAGTTGGAACTTATTTAGGTTCTGCTGATGATGATGGTTATGCATTATTGAACCTCGACCTATAATAAGCAATAATAACAACTAACTAATTAACTAAATAATATGAGACTTAAATTAAAAAATACGCCAGAACAAGTAGAGCTAATCAAAAAGGTTGGTTCTCGCAATGTTGTTGAGTCCGCTGAAGCTATGGAAGCTTTGGCCGCTTTCGTTGGACCAGTTATCCAAAAGGTACTCGCTCAAGCTGGTACTGCCGGTATGATCTATAGAGATATGGAGTTTAATGAGGATGATAGTCCTTCTTATCCTCTTGACCTTTATTACAATGAGGCTGCTGGTCTAGTTTCCGTTTGGTCACAAAATGTCGCTGGTGGTCTACCCACTAACTACATGGATCAACCAGTTCAAGAGTTGAAGATCGCTACTTATCGTCTTGACTCTGCCGTTTCTTTCAACAAGAAGTATGCTCGCAAAGCTCGTCTTGACGTAGTTAGCGGAGCTTTGGATCGTATGGCTCAAGAGGTTCTTGTTAAGCAAGAGCGCAATGCGTGGGCTGTTATTCTAAAGGCTCTCGGTGCTGCTGCTACCTTGAATGGTCGCTCAATTCCTTATTCAACCTCTGGAGCTTTGAAGCATCTTATCGCTCCAACTGGTGGTGCAAGAGCTTTTGATATGGGCTGCTTGAACGACTTGATTCTCCGCTTTAAGAGAATTAATGTTTCATTCGCTGGCGGCACTCCTTCTGATGCTTCTGCTCGCGGATTGACTGATCTCTTCATTAGCCCTGAAATCAAGGCTAAGATCCGCGCTTTCTCATTTAATCCTCTTTTCGGAACTTCTTCTACTACTCAAACTCAATTGTCTGAAGATGTCCGCACTGAGATTTATAGAGGTGGCGGAATGGAGAGCTTGTTCGGTATTAACATTATCGAACTAGTCGAACTCGGTAAGAACCAAAAGTATAACACTCTATTTGATTCATTTGACGTAACCACTTATCCTGACATCAATGGAGCAAATGCTATTACCTTCGCCACTGCTTCTCATGACCTCTCAATCGGTCTTGACTTGAGCCGCGATGCCTTCATTCGCCCTGTCGCTACTAACGCTGAGAGCGGTGGTCAACTCACTGTTCTCCCTGATGACCAATTTATCTCTCGCGCAGAGAAGACTGGTTTCTATGGCTTCCTAGAGGAAGGTCGCATTTGTGTTGACGCTCGCGCAATCGGTGGCGTTATCACCAACTAATTAAAACTTCTTTAGTTTTAACCCCGGAGGCAACCCTCCGGGGTTTTTTATTTTATATTTTTGTTTATATACATTAGTATATGGTATGGCTAAAAAGAAGAAGCAAAATTTAGAAGAGCTAAGTCAGACTCATGCCAAGATCGAAGAAAAGGAGTATCAAACTCTTGATCAGATTCTTGGCGACTCTGGATCAGATAAGTATGGTACTTTTAATGAAGACGAATATTGGAGTCAGCTAAACGCAATGACTAAAAGCGATCTTCAAAATCATGCTCTCAAAATGAATCTCATTCCCATTGATAACATGAAGATGTTGAGAGAACGATTATTGAATGAATTTCGCAGACACAATAACTCTTATTTAAAAGTATCTACAAATAAAAGAGTTACTGATACTAGTGTTTCTGATATTGCAAAGCGAATTTTAGCCGAAGGAAGATAATACAAATATATGGAACAGACTAATCAACAGCAACCACAGCAACCTCCATCCGTCAAAGACTTGCCAGATCCTACTGCACAAGTTGCGCTAAACACTTTTGTAGGTCTAGCTCGTCAAAGCAGATTGAGTTATGATGAGCATGTATATCTTGATAAGTGTACCGCTGCTCTTCAAGCCGCAATTAATGGGGCAAAGGGTCCAGAAATCCCTCCATTCCCAAAGATGCAGGTCTAAAATATTAGATCAAAATATTAGAAACGCAATCTTTAGCTCTCGATTTTTAGGGGGCTAAAGATTTTTTTGTGTAAATAATAATAAGGTATAAGGTTTTAAAATGGCGCAATTTGCTATAGATGAATTATTCGCTACGGGCGTTCAGATATCTGGTTTTATATTTGACCGTTCGAATAGTATAGGAGCTAATGGCCAAGTCCTAACAGCTACGTCGTCTGGCGTAATGTGGCAAGCAGATTCAAGTAATGCTGATCTTGCTGCTTTAAGTGGGCAGATTGCTGCTACTGGAACGTTATTAAATAATAGAATTAATTCTTTAAGTGGATATGCGAATGATACTTTCCTATCAGGAAATGGTATTACTAATTATGTTCCTCGTTGGAATGGGAGCAAGTTATTAATTACTGGAAGTATATATGATAATGGTACAAATGTTGGAATAGGTACTATTAGTCCAACAACCCTTTTGTCTGTTGGTGGTGCAGGTTCTACTTCTGCGGCAAGTGGCTTGACTTTTGGTGGAGATTCTACTGCAAATTTATACAGATCAGCAGCGGGGGCTTTAAAAATAGATGGTAGTTTAGGTATTGGCATTAACCCAGTTCAAAAATTTCAAGTTGATGGAACCGTTGGTAATCCTGCTTCTGTAGGCACAACTCAAAGCGGTATATTTAGAATTAGTAATACCACGGATAATGCAGTAATAGATTTTGGTATCAGAGGAGGAGGTTTAGGTGGATGGATACAATCAACTGATGAAACTAGTTTATCTGCAACTTATCCACTTTTATTAAATCCAAATGGCGGCTATGTTGGAATAGGCATAACTACTCCATCGGGTCAATTGCATTTAAGAAATATGGGATTTACCGCCCAATCAGGAATTCCCGATACAAACTCATATCCAAATGCTACTGGAGTTTTTGGTTTAGTTTTCGATCATAATACATATACAAATGGTCAATATAGACATAGATTCATAAAAGTAGATCGCTCCTCAAATATTCCTTTATACTTACAACAAGCGGGAGGCACTGCTAATCAATACATAAATCTAGTAAGATTTGGAGCGCACTCTCAGTCTTCTGATACTTTTGAAGTATTTGGTGATTCAAAAATAAATGGCACTACCAATATAACCTCAAATTTATTAGTTAGTGGAAACGCAGGAATTGGAATAGGTAACCCCGGTTATAAATTAGATGTAATTGGATCAGTAAGAGCAAGCGGAGAATTAATTAGCGAAGGAAATAACTCTAGACTTTCTTTGTTTAGAAATAATGGAATAAATTATTTTGATTGGGCAAGTGGTCAAAGTTTATATTTTAGTACTCAGACTTCTGTTGGTGGTGGCGGAAGAAGTACTTTAATGAGTATAACTTCTGGAGGAAATGTAGGAATAGGTACAGTTACTCCAAATGGTAGATTACATGTTGTAAGTCCTGATAGTACATATGCTTTTTCTGTGGCAGGTGCAACTAAAGGAGTAAGATTTAATCTCAACTCTGCTGGCACTTATATACAGGGCGTAGATAATACTTTATCTAGCTCTTATCAAAGTTTAATATTAGGTGGTTCAGATTTATACTTTCAAACAAATGGTCTAACTAATGCCGTTTATATTGATCCTAGTGGTGACGTAGGCATAAATACGACTTCGCCTACTTCTAAATTACATGTAGTAGAAACTACTGCAACAGGAACAAGAATTCAATTAGGTACTTCTTCTGAAAGTGCTTTGATGAATTCGGGTTCTACAAATGATTTATTAATTTTAAATGCTCCTTATGGCGTTAATTCAGCGACAACTTCTAATATTGGAGCAAAATGGGGTATTAAATTTATTGGAGCGGTCGATTCTCTTTCAAATAGCTTAGGGAAAACTTCAGCAATTTATGCTGTCAGCGAAGATACTTTGGGTTACAATAGAGGCACAAGTTTAGCATTTTATACAAATCAACTCAATGACCAAACTTATGCTGAAAGAATGCGTATTTACCATAATGGTAATATTGGTATAGGAACAACTGCTCCAGAACAAAAATTACATATTGCATCTTCTGCTGCTTTTGCTGCTATAAAATTTTCAAATAGCACTAATAGTGCCGGTATAATAAGTTATTCCGCTGATAATCTTTATTTTTATACATCAAATACGCAACGTTTAACAATAGATACAAATGGTAATGTTGGTATCGGCACAACTAATCCACTTAGAAAACTTCATATCACTTCAAGCGACAACCAATTGGTATTTATTTCTGGATCAACTGCTGGTACTTGGATGGATTTCCAAAGCAGTACAAGTAATTTATGGTCCGCTGGTGCAGATGGCACAAATGGATTTGCTATTTTCAATAGAACCACTAACGCTAATGCTGTTACTGTAGCAAATGGTGGAAATGTTGGAATAGGAACAACTAATCCTACCGTAAAATTACATATAATAAATAGCGGTACAGTATCAAGCATTGCTACAGTCAGATTAGTAGGGAGTACAGGAAATAATGCTGGTTCTCAAATTGAATTTTATAAAGCACAAACTCCAGAAGCCAGCATCGGGTTGGCATCTGCTGTCACCGGAGGTCTTTCTGATGATTTGATTTTACTTTCAGCTAATCCTAATTCTATTGTTCTTTCTGCTGGTGCTAGTGGTATATCTGTATTTAAGGCTGATGGCAAAGTTGGAATTGGAACTATAAATCCACAAACACTTCTTTCTCTTGGTGGACTTGGATCAACTTCAGCAGCAAGCGGATTAACTTTTGGAGGAGACGCTCAGGCAAATTTATATAGATCCGCTGAAGACACAATTAAAACAGATGGTTCTTTAGTAGTCACTTCAAATGGAACTTTTGCTGGTAATGTTGGTATAGGCACAACTGGCCCACTTACTGCTTTAGACGTAAGAGGTAGAGCTAGAGTTCAAAATAATACTGCTGGTACTGCATTTTATGTTCAACAAGATGATGGTTCAAACGATGTTGTAGAATTTTATAGAAATACTACTTCTAATTTTATATTAAAAAGTAATGGAAATGTTGGAATAGGATTATCAAATCCCGCAGTTAAGCTAGATGTTTCCGGTGGAAACGCTAGATTTTCTGATTATATAATTGTTGGTGAAGATTTAGCTTATCCTTCGAATACGGGTAGTGCTTATTTAGGGTATACCGCAAACACAGCTTTTGCTCCACAATCCAATTTAGAATTAATAGATGCACTATCTAATGCTATTGGTGTCAATGATCCATTAAGATTTAAAACTACTCTTAGCGGTCAGTATTTTTCTGGTGATAACTGGTATGCAGATCCAGCACCTTTGTCATATCGTAATTTATTGGATGGTAATGCGACATCTTATTTAGATGTAGTAACTTCTTCAGAATATTCTGTTGGAATTTCTGGAAAAAGGTTCGTTGTAGATTTAGCAGATTATTACAGAAGACCAAATTTTATACTTTTAAATACTGATTGGAGTCAAAACTGGTGGGGATTCAAATTAAATGTTGAAAATAGTAATGACTTAGTAAATTGGACCAATTGCATAACAGAACAAAATTTCCCTACTAATAATACAAGGGGAACAATTGCTTTAAGTGTTGCTAATTCAATTCAGGCGGGTGGTATTTCAAGATATTTTAGATTTTCTTTTGTAGCAAATCAAGCTATCTCTGCTGGTGCATTAAGAGTAAATAAAATTAGATCTTTAGGAAATCAAAACTATAGCTCTGTTATTCCTGTCTCTACTTCTTCTACTGGTCATTTAATTGCTTCTGTTGGAATTATTTCTCCAACTATTACTTCTTTAAGCGGAAATCTCGCTACCACAGGTTCAACCCTTGATTCTAAGATCAACTCTCTGAGCGGTTATTCCAACGCGAACTTTGCGACGATCCTTAACCTAGCTGCAACTGGTTCGGTCCTTGATACGAAGATTAACTCTCTGAGCGGTTACGCAGGTAACACTTTCCTTTCTGGAGTCGGAGTATCCAACTACGTCCCTCGCTGGAGCGGCACTAAACAATTGGTTACAGGTAGTATTTATGACAACGGCACAGGTGTCGGAATAGGCACTACAAATCCTGCTGTAAATTTTGAAGTTTTGGGCGCATCCGAAACAGCGGGTACTATTCGTATAAATGGCGGAAAAGTAAATGTTCTTGCTGTTGGAGAAATTAATTCTGCATTGGAATTTGCACAAAGAGATCTTTCTATTAGCGGTATTGTAGCTGGTAAAATAGCAAGTATATCAGAATTTTCTAATGGAGCCTATGCTGGTTTGGGATTTTACACTGCCAAACAAAGTAGAACGCCGGAATTACAAGAAGCTGTAAGAATAAATTACGATGGCAATGTTGGTATAGGAACAACAAATCCCGCACAAAAATTAGAAGTTAGTGGAAACATAAAGCTAACAGATGGTGGATATATTTATGGAGACACTACTGCGCCTTATTTAAGATTAAATCAAGCAAATGGAACGTATTTGGCATACAGCACGACATCTGTTCTAGCGTTATTAGGCAGCGTTACTACTTTAAGTGCTGGTTCAAATTATCTTGGATTAATAACAAATGGTTCAGAACGCTTCCGCATTTCTTCCAATGGTAATGTTGGCATAGGAACTACGAATCCTGTATCTGCATTACATATATATTCTGGAAATGGCACTTCTCAAATATTTAATCAACTTCAATTAACTAATATGGGTACGCCTAATCAAGGCGACATAGTAGGCATCGGTTTTGCAGCAGGAGAATCTACTGTATATGGAGTCAAAGGTTCAGTTGGTTTTGTAAGAACTAATAACTACGGAAGAGGAGCTTTAACATTTTATACAAATAACACTGCTGGTACTGAATCTGTTTCTACCGCTAACGAAAGAGTCAGAATTCAGGCTGACGGAAATGTTGGAATTGGTACAAATGTTACTCCATTAAAATTAAATGTCAGCGGCAGTATTTATATGGCTGCTGGAAGTGGATCTGCTATTAGTTGGGCTAATGATATTTCTTCTCAGTATCTAAAATATGATTCTGTAATTGACGGAATGATTTTAAGCAGTTGGAATCATACAACATTTCATACTCAACAAACAGAAAGAGTAAGAATTACATCTGATGGTAAATTAGGAATAGGTACGAATATTCCAACAACTCTTTTATCAGTTGGTGGTGTCGGTTCAACATCAGCAGCAAGTGGGTTAACTTTTGGAGGCGATGCTCAAGTAAATTTATATCGCGCTTCTGAAGATCTTCTTAAAACAGATGCCGCTTTTACTGCTGCTTCTTTGTCGTCTTCTTCTTATATATATGCTGCTTCGTATTTACAAACTGCTCTTGGTGAAATTTATGGAGGGGCACCTTATGGAACTTTGAGTGTATTTGTTGGGAATGTAGCTCAAAATGCTTGGGAAACCGCTCTGTACATTGGAAGAGGCTCTTATGTAGGAATAGGTACAACACAACCAACCGGAAAGCTTCATGTAGTTTCTTCTGTCGCTGGAGAAACCGTTTTAAGAGCAGATGGAACTAATGGTACTCTTTTCTCAGTCACTGATGATTTAAGTGACTCTTTGATGTCGGTTAATAATTCTGCTGGTCTTCCAGTTTTTGAAGTATTCGCTGACGATAGAGTTGTCGCAGGGCAATATGGAAGCGGCGATTTTGTTCTTGTTAATAATAAAGTTGGAATTGGCAACACTAATCCTTCATTTAAACTAGATGTAAATGGTTCACTAGGAATAAATGCTTCAACTTCTGATACTAACTGGCCTTTTGTAGTTTCAGATAATTCTTCTTCTGGAAGCAGATATGGATTAAATAAAGTAGGTTCAATGGGCTTTAATTACGCAGACGCTTATGCTCAATTACAATTACTAGGAGCAAATGGAGCTTATATTGACTTTACAAATTCTGTTGGAGGAGATTCTAATGCTAGATTAATTTATTATGCTGGTAATAGATTAGACCTTACTTATGGATTTGTAACTAAAGGAACTATTTCATTAAACTCTAATGGTATAGGAATTGGAACTACTTCACCAGTCGTTGCACTAGACGTTGTAGGACCAATTGGAAGCTTCCCAATCGCAGCAGGTACAACTGCAACAGGAGTCAACTTAAGACTAAGAAATAGTGATTCCAATTTAGTATTAGATATTGGCGGCAACGGCGGAAATGGAAATTGGTTACAATCTACAAGTCGTGTAGATTTATCTTTAGGTTATCCATTACTATTAAATCCAAATGGTGGTAATGTTGGTATTGGAACAACGGCTCCAAGTTATAAATTAGATGTACAAAAAACATCTGATGGTACTATTGGATATTTTAGAAGAATTGGAGCTACAATTAATCCAGCATTAGCTATATATGCTAATGAAAGCAGTAATACTGTAGGATTAAATACAGATTATGCAGGGGCAGTATCTCCAGCGATTACATTTTCAATTGCATCATCTGAAAAAGTAAGAATAGCTAATGATGGTAATGTTGGTATTGGCACTATCGCTCCAACTGGAGTTTTAACAATCCATTCAAATGGAACTCAATTAAGGCTCCAAACTGCAAGTGGTCCCGGAGCTTACTTCGCAAACATTTCTTCTATATATGATGCGACTCATCCATTTACAATTGCAGTAGCTAATAATAGTGCAAGTGCTACAGAGTTTTTTGGAATTTATGCTGATGGAGGCGGAGCAAATAATAGAGCAGTTTTCCCAAATGGAAATGTAGGAATTGGATTAACTAATCCTTCTGCTAAACTTCATGTTACTGGCTCTAATGGAGATGAGGTCCAAATTGGTACGATTGGATCTGCTCAAATAGTTGGCGGTAGAACGGGTGGTTCATTTTCAATATTAACAAAATCAACTAGTAATGGAAATCTAATACTAGCAGCAAACGCTGCCATGTATCTTAGAACAAACACTTCTAATGAAAGTCTCTACATCGCAGCAAATGGAAATGTCGGTATAGGTACGACTAATCCTGATAAAAAATTAGTAGTAATTGGAACCGCTTATATTTCTGGACTGTTAGATGTAAGTTCAGCAGGGGCTACATCAAATACAGAAGGAATAAGATTTGGCGGAGATAGTGAAGCTAATCTTTATAGAAGCGCAACAGACACATTAAAGACAGATGGCAGTTTAGTAGTCAATGGTAATTTCAGTACTAATACTGTTACTGTTACTACCTTAAATATAAATGCAGGATTATTACCCGGCATTCCTGCTGGATCTACTATTACTGGATTTACTTATGCTGTCAATAATGGAAACGTTTCACAAATTAATTTTGTAGAAACACGTTTTGCAACAGGAGGAGACTGGACAACTGCCAGCACGAAGATTCAAAAGCGTACAGATGTAACAAATCAAGCTTACATTGAATTTAACCCAAGCGGCTCGCTTTATGGAATGGCTTTTGGGGTTGGAGTCGGAAACACAGAAGCAATGAGAATAGCCTCCAATGGAACAATTGGAATAGGCATTACAAGTACTTCTTATAAATTACAAGTTAATGGCAGCTTCGCTGCTACAACAAAGAGCTTCGATATAGTTCACCCAACGGTTTCTGGCAAGAGACTAACCTATGCCTCTCTAGAAGGTCCAGAAAATGGCGTTTATTACAGAGGTCAAAACAATAACAATGAAATAGATCTACCTCATTATTGGTCAGGTTTGGTTCATGATGATTCTATTACTGTTAATTTAACAGCAGTAGGAAAGCGTAAAGACGGGAAAATAAGAAACTATAGTGTAGATCAAATAGGGCACAACAAAGTGTACATTTATACAGATAGTGATGATAATATATATAATTATTACTATACAATTTTTGCAGAACGTAAGGATGTTTCTAAACTTGTAATCGAAAGGGATATGGAATAAAAATATGGGCGATATCGTAATTACACCAGCGTCAAACGATGTAAATTCAACAGCAGGAACGCTAGTTATCAGGACATCTGATAGCCAAGCAATGTCATTGAAGACAAATAATGCTAATAGACTTTACATTACTCCTGCGGGTTATTTTGGCGTAGGGACTACTGGTCCAAATTATCCATTTGATTTAAATTTAGGGACGATTAGCACAAATACAAATGCTTTTGGATACAACGTATCTGGAGATGCGACTTCAAATGTGGGTTATTGCGGTTATAATTTTCAATTAAATAATAGCACTGCTAATGCTTCCGCTTACATACGTCTTGCGAGGACGAGTGCCACAGCTTATTTGGGTTTAGAAATAGCTTCTCAATCACGCGATGGAATTAGGTTTTTAACTAATGCTACAAGTCCTGTTGAAGTTGCGCGTATAACTGCTGCTGGTGATGTGGGTCTAGGAGTAACAAATCCCGCATCTAAACTGCATGTCTCTGGTTCCATGCTCGTCTCTGGATCTGCCGCGACTACGATAACAATTATAGATGACGCATTATATACTAATAGTATATCAAACAATAACTCTGTAATGACTTACAGGGTAGATGCAGGTAATACTGCCGCAGCTTCTGCTGCACATATATTTACACGATTCAATACAGAGTTAGTCAGAATTGATGCTGCTGGTGATCTTGGCATTGGAATAAGTAATCCGGGATCTTTAATAAATAGCAATGCTACTTATTTTAGACCAAATCCTAGTGCTAAATTTTTAGACTTATATTCTGAAACAAATGAAGCAGATATAAATCTAATCTCAAATAATTCAGGAGACGGCTCTGGAGTAGGTGGCATTTATTTTACAAGAGCAAGAGGACAAACAGATGCACATTTACAAATAGCTGCTATTAAGGCTATTCAAGGTGGAACTAATGGCACAATTGCTGGTGGTAAATTATATTTTTATACTAAAGTTGATGGCGGTGGAACTCCTGAAGCTTCACCGCAAATGGTAATTGGTTCTGATGGAAATATAGGAATAGGAACAACAAATCCTGCTGCACTATTGGATTTATATAGCTCTGCATCTAGAATTAGATTCAATAGAGGTTCATCATATAACATGAGTTTTGGAATGCATGATGCCACTTTGTCTGCTTTATCAATAAAAAATTCTTCTGATGCAGCTACAATTGCATACTTTCAATATGATGGTAAAATTGGAATAGGGACAACGAATCCATTAGCTCTCCTTTCTGTAGGCAATGGATCATTGTCTGATGGTAATGTACCTATACAAATAAGTTCAACTGGACCGGGAACAGAAAAATGGTTTGCTGCGAATAGAAATGGTGGTTATGGTTTGCTTTTAGGATATTACGAAGGTTCTTCTCTTGCTGGTTCTGGTGCTTATGTTAGACAGGTCACATCAGATCCTATGCATTTTCTTGTTAATAATAGCACAGTTGCTATGTCTATTATTAGCAATGGTAATATTGGAATGGGAGTAACGACTCCTTCTCAAAAATTAGATGTAAATGGTGCAATAATTGCTGGTATAAATAACTCTTATGGTGCTTATACTAGAACTCCCGGTGGAGTCCTCAAGCCTTGGTTTGCAACCGCTTCAGCCAATACTTTTTTCTATAATACTAATGTTAGTGGATCAATATTTTGGCAAAATGCTGCTGATTCTGCGACATTAATGATTTTAACTGACCAAGCAAGATTAGGAATAAATACTAATGATCCAAGCGGAAGGCTTCATGTCTTAGATACTGTTTTATATCCTCCTTCTTTAACTTGGAATAAACCCGCTGCTGCAATTATTCGTAGTGAAAATGGTCAGATAGCATTTGGATCAGATGATACTTCTCCTTATGGTATATGGCAACAAGTAAGAACTCTTAGCAGCACTGCAAGGCCATTATTATTAAATCCCCTTGGTGGGAACATTGGTATAGGAATAAGAAATCCTTCTGATAGACTCCATGTTGCTGGAAGTATTAGAATTTCTGGTGGAGAAATAATCAGATGGGATGGTCAAGGATTTATTGATACAATTGGTAATAATGATTTGTTCTTTAGACCAAATCAAACATTTAAAATGATCCTTACTGCCGCTGGTCGCTTAGGAGTAGGATTGTTAAGTCCTGATAGTCTTATTGGAGTTGGTGGCGCAGGTTCAACAACCGCAGCAAGTGGAATAACTTTCGGAGCAGATCCTCAAGCAAACCTTTATCGCGCTGCCGAAGATACCATTAAAACAGATGGATCTCTTAACGTCGCAGGATTAATTTATAATTCTAATTCTGCTTATTATTCTTCTCTTTCTAAATCAACTAATGCTAACTGGGGTCAATATACAGTAGTATTAGGAAATGCTTCTTATTCTAGTCAGTTGATACAAGTTTCAGTAAATGGTGGAAACCTCGTTTGGGCAGGAACATTTTTGGCTAGTTGCCATCTTTCTTATCGACCAAATGAAACATGGATTAATGTAAAACTTTTAGAATGCGCCACTTATAATTGCAGTAATGATGACGTTACTCTTTTAGCATTATCTAATTCTAGCACTAGTCAATATGGAACGCCATCTTTAGTTTTAAAAACTAATGGCGCTATAAATGGTGGTTATGGTACTGGTTACGCTAATAATATTGTTGTAACAGTAAACGGTCCATCACCTAATGAGTTTGTTTTATCATCAAGTTCGTGGAGTCAGCCTTATACTTATCAAATTGCAACTTCCGCAAATACAAAACAAATATATACAAATGAAAATGGAAATGTGGGTATTGGCACTACAGGTCCAGTTGTAAAATTAGAAGTAGCTGGAGCTTTAAGAGTTACTGGAGTTGGGCAAATTGGACCTGCTAATGGTTATGGATTTGCCTTGTTTAATGGTGGAACTAATACTTTTGCTGGTCAATTATATGGTAGAGCAAATGGTATTCAGTTTACTGATAATATAGGAGGTAATACTGTTTATATTGCAAGCGGTGGAAATGTTGGTATTGGATTAACAAATCCTAGTTATAAACTTGAAATAGCTGCTGGAACATCTAATGCTGTAGTTGCTAAATTAACGCAAGGAAATGAACGCGTAAGATACAATGGGTTTGATTTATTAGGATACAATGATGGTAATTTGTGGATGATGGGAAATAATGCCACAAGCACAATATTAATAAGTAAAGATTGGGATTGGGATAGTCAAGTAGGAATAGCTTATACTCCCGGTACTGTTGGTGTAGCTGGTGGGTCTCTAGAAATAGGACAATTAACAAAAAACAATGCTAGTTTTACACATGGTAATACAAGATTTTATACCAGCGGTGTTGAAAGATTAAGGATTAATAATATAGGAAACGTTGGCATAGGCACAAATAATCCCGGTGCGACATTGCAAGTATATGGAGGAGCAACAGCAAATAATAATAAATCACTAATGGCAGGTGATGCTGCAAATAGTTTAAGCTATGTGCCATATACAACTGCGGGAGGATGGAATAATGCTTCTGTATTAGGAGGTTCTGCTTTATTTAATTCATTAGGAAGTACTTGGCTAGTTGGAACACATAATGGTCCAGCGATGAGAATTGGAACCAATAATATTTCCTTTACGAATCCAATAGGAGGTATTGATTTATATGTAGGTTCAGGTGCTAATATTGGTATTTCAAATACTGCTCCTAAATTTGCGCTCCATGTTAATGGAGATGTAACAATTCCAAATGCTAGATATTTAAATTTTAATCCCGGAGAATTGCAAGGTAACTCTATGACCAGAGCATTGGTTGTAAGCTACTCTGATAATACCGCTACTACTCAGCCAAAACAACTTGGAATCATTCTTCACAATGATTCAAATACAAATGATACATTTTCTCCTGCATTAGTATTTGGAAGCAAGTCAAATTCATCAAACTACTCTCAAGCTACTGCTGTAATTGCCGGTAGAAGACGTTCTCAAGTAGTTGACGCTAACTGGCATGGAGGAGAGTTGTGGTTTTGGACAGCTACTAGTAATAATGTAGCGGGTATTGACGTTGGAATTCCTACCGCTTCTCCAGCAATGGTAATCAATAGCACCAGAAACGTAGGTATTGGTACAAGTAATCCCGGAGACAAACTGCAAGTTAACTTAAATAGCGGCGAAAATATACTAGCGAATATCGCAAGCAATGGAGTTTCTGCTGCTAATAAAGTAAGTTTTAGATTGAGCGAATTGGGAACTGCTTTAGGAGAGTTTTCTACTGTAAGAGATGGAACCAACTATCAAGTTAAATTACAAACAATACTCGGTCAGCCTCTTTCACTTGGCACAAGCGGAGTAACAAGGATGGTTATTGATGCTGTGGGTTATGTAGGTGTAGGAATTACTAATCCTACAGCTAGATTACAAATTGTACAAAGTAACGCTGCTGGTGTAGCTGCGATTCTCTTGTCTCAAGACGAGAGTACGATCCAAGGCCCAAGCGCAAACACTCAAATAAGAATGGGTGGTAATTTGGTGCTAAATGCAGCAAACGTCATGCCTATTGGAACTAATGGCGCTGAAAGAATTCGTATTACTGCTGCTGGTTTAGTTGGTATAGGAACTAATACACCCACTACTTTATTGTCTGTTGGTAACGCTGGTTCTACAACTGCTGCGAGTGGTCTAACATTTGGTGGAGATGCTTCTGCAAATCTTTATAGAGATTCAAGTGCTTCTATTAGAACAGATGGTGGATTTTTAGCGGCTGGGCGCATAAGGTCTTTAGATTATATTCAATTTAATAGTAATCTATACTCTAATGCTTTTACTAATCCTATTGATATTAATGTAGGAAATGTCGCAGGAAATGCTTGGTTATCAGCAATTAGATTCAATCAAGGAGGTTATGTTGGAATAGGAACAAATGTTCCGAGCGGCAAGCTTCATGTGGTTTCTTCAGTAGCTGGCGAAACTGTTCTTAGAGCAGATGGTACAAATGGAATACTTTTCTCAGTTGTTGATGACTTGTCTGATTCATTAATGTCTGTAAATAATAGCGCAGGTTTGCCTGTGCTTGAAGTATTCGCAGATGACAGAATTGTAATGGGTCAGTATGGTGCGAATGATTTTGTTTTGGCTAACAATAAGATAGGATTAGGAACAAATAATCCTGAATACGAATTAGATATTGTTGGGGCTGGAACAAATGCCGCAGTTAATATAATTACAAGGATGCGCAGCACCGCTGGATCTAATGTTTTTAATACTGCTTCTGTGCTTGCGTTCACTAACACAACAACTAATTCAAATGCTTATTCTTACATTGGAGGAAGAATAGACTTAGGAGGCGCAGGTGATAATTGTCAATCTTTGGTATTTGCAACTAATGCTACAAACACTTTGCCAACAGAAAAGATGCGCATAACTAGTGCTGGTAATGTTGGCATAGGTAGTACAGATCCTCAATATAAATTAGATGTATATGGCACAAATCAAGACGCAGTTAGGTTTTATAATAATCAAACTGCATTTGGATTAATTTTAGGTAGTACTAATAATACATTATTTACAAATATAGTTTGGACCACTAGCAATGGTAATGCTCAGTTCTTTAAAAATAGAAGCAGTACAAGTTGGGGTGGCGCAGATTCGATGAATTTGTATAGTAGCAATGGAGGTTTCGCATTTCATGCTAATGGTGTTGCAAATAGATTTAATATCACTACTGCTGGAGATGTAGGAATTGGAGCATCAACGCCTTCTCAAAAATTAGATGTTAGAGGCTTTGTTGTGTCTGATGTAAATAGCAATTCCGTAGAAGGAGGATTTTTCTTAGGCAATCAATCTCATGGAATAAGAAGAGCGGCTGGAACAAATGATGTTCGTCTACATACAAATGGTGGAGATGTAATACTCGGCGCAGCAGGATCTGGATCTCAACAAGTTACATTAAAGAATGGTGGAAATTTTGGTATAAATATATCTACTCCTACAAGTAAATTACATGTTGTAGAAACTACTCCTACAGGTTCTAGAATACAATTAGATACTGCATCTGCTAATGCATACATGAATGCTGGTAGGGTTAATGATTTCTTAATATTAACTGCTCCATTTAATGCTGTTCCAGCTTCTAATTCAAATAATAATGCAAAATGGGGTATTAAATTAAATGGTAGTATTGATAGTCCAAATACTAATTCAAAAACTGCTGCTATATATGCTGTTTCAGAAGAAGATGTTGCTGGTGGTGCTGGTTATAATAGAAAAGTTGGTATTGCATTGCATACTTCTGCATTTGATCTTGAGCATACAGAAAGAGTAAGAATTGATAACTTAGGCAATGTAGGTATTGGAATTACAAATCCTGCTTATCGATTGGTTGTTTCTGGTGGAGACATGAGTATTGCTTCTGCAAATATTCTAAGGTTTGGAGCAGTCTCAGTATTAAATACGTCATCTAATGCTAATGATATATACGCTAATATAAGAGTTATTAGAAATGAATCTACCGTTAATACGGATGGAATGTATGTTAATTATAATAGTAACGGCGCTACTGCGGCTCATTTAAGATTCTATGCTAGTGGCTCAACTGAAAGAATGCGTATTGATGCAAGCAATGGAAATGTTGGAATAGCCACTACAAGTCCATTTGAAAAATTAGATGTTAGAGGGGGAATTTTAAGAACAAATACTAGGGTTGACAATACTGAGCTTTATCCAGTTGGACATTATGCCGCAGGAGAAACCGTCTTTGAAATAGATCCTACTTGGAGTCAAGTTGAACTTCAAAGATATTTTAACAATTCTAATGTCACTTGGGAGGCAGTGGCTGATGCTCCCGGTGGTTATTGTATTTATATTAATGGTTCAGTTGATGTTGGGGGACCATATGGTTCTGGTTTCCCATATATTCCAGTAGATACTAATGATGTTTTCTACATGGAGTGCTGGATACAAAATGTAGGAACGGCTCAAGGCCACTACATGGGAAGTCAAGACTTAGATCAAAATTTTGGCAACTTAGGAGGCAATCCCGGTTCTTATGGTTATTGGGTAATGAGTAATTATAATCCCGGTACTAGCTGGATTAAAGTAACTGGATATATTGGTGGATTTTCGAATACAATTGGTCAATTTAAAGCAGGTACTAAATATTGGACTCCTCTAGCTTTATTTAATTACACAGCAGGAACTGGAACAAGGGCTTGTCGTATTTCTGGATGGAAAGTTATAAAAGTTTATCAACCCGGAAATAGATTCTTTGCAGGAACCGTTGGAATAGGCTTGTCGAATTCAGCTACAATCTTAGGTGTTGGCGGTGCCGGTTCAACATCGGCTGCAAGTGGTATAACTTTTGGAGCAGATTCTGCGGCTAATATTTATAGATCGTCAACAAGTCAACTTAAAACAGATGGCAGCTTTGTAGTTACAAATACTTTAACAGTAGGAGGTGCAGACCTTGGAGCGAGAGTCCTAAAAAATGGCTCTGATTCAATCTCTTCTACATTATATTTAGCAAACGCAGCGAATAGTAGAGCTTACAATTTTCAACCAAATGCCGCAGGTACAAATTTAGCTCTTTGGGCTTACAACTCTTCAAATGCGTGGATAAATACTGTTAATTTTAATTATGATGGAAATGTGGGAATTGGGGCTTCTCCCGTCGCCGCAAGGCTTCATATTAAAGGTGATGGTCTTAATCCAGTCCTGAGAGTAGAATCTGCTATGCTTGCAGGAGCCGCAGGAGGTACTGCTGGTAAAACTTTCGTTGGATGGATGCCAATACAGACTGGGGCGCTTAGTCCCGCAGATACAGTTTACATACCATTATTCAAATAAAATTTTATGCAAGAAATTGAATACAAAATATACAAATACGAGTTATGCCCAGTGCCAAACCCTAATTCTATTGTGATAGGATTTTTAATCACTGATTTATCTTTTGGGAAACATGTTAATTATGAAAGCGTTTTAATGTTTTCTGAAACGAATGGGTTATCCGAAGAAGAGATATGTCAATTAGCATTTGACAGATTAAAATCTCAAATAAATGATACAATTCAAAAATTTAAAGCTTCAAATAATTCAATCGTAGGAAAAGTATTCTTACCTTCAAATTAAAAGTATAATAACTTAGTATGTCCATTCAGCACGGCAACAGAGGAGTAGTAAAGAAAGATTTACAGTTATATTATAACCGTGAATTTTTGAAAAGCTTTAGAGGAGAAGCTGCTACAAATTATGCTGGGGTAGTGACTGCTAATTGCGAAAGTGCTTCTTCTTATTGGGTATCAACAATAACAAAAGATACAAGTACTGGATATACTGCTCTTAAAGTAGTTCCATTGGCAGGAGGATATCAGTTTTCGCCCGGTTTTTGGGCGTCTTGCGGTATTATAGCTGGCAATGGTGGATTTCAACCTCCCGGTGTTTATAGCTTCTCTGCAAAAGTTTTATTGCCAAAAGATTCTATTTTTACTTTTGGATTTAGAATTTATCCACAAGGAGAAGAATTTGCGGCAAGTGTAACAGGCACTGGTACTTGGCAAACAATTAAAAGAGAAAATTTTACTTGTACTGGTTATAATTATGTTCAAATCCAAATGGTAAGAGTAGTGAATGGAACGACAAGTGGATCATCTGCTATATACCCCGGTGAGCCATTTTGGATAAGAGATATAATGATTAATTCTGGTTCTTATGCAAAGGCATTTGCTTCTATGGCAAATGAATTAAGTGCAAGACCAGAGAATACCACAAATATAACGAACAATGCAAACTTTGCTTCTGCTATATCTGGAACAGATTCTGGAGGAACGCAGAATGGGTGGACTTTTGGATCTTGGAGTGGAACAGGAAATTCTTATGTTACTCAGTCTTCAACAGTGATTTATTCTTCTGGAAGTACATCTTATAGCGCAATACCTCTAAGAGTAACAAGGGCAGCGGCTGGCGCTATGGATTTTTTTAGCTCTAATTGGAATACTCTTATAAATGGAGTAGTCTATACAATTTCATTTTGGGCAAGATCAAATATCACGACAACGCTAAATATAAATCATCAAAATTTAGGAACTATAAAATCTTATTCTATTGATGCTGCTACTGGGTGGTATAAATATAGCGCTAAATTTACTCATGCGGGAAGTACTCAGTATCCATATTTAACTCACGCAGGGTCTAATGGTACTTGGATTGAAATTGCAAATGTTCAATTAGAAGCAAAATCATTTCCTACAGATTTTACTCTAACAAGTAGAACTAGTTCTGCAAATACTGCTGCAAACGGCGGAGGTTTATTGGATATAAGCGGAAATAACTATAATATTGATTTAAACGGCGCTAATGTTTTGTTTGATAGTGGCGGATTTTATTTTAATGGAAATACGGCAGGACCATATATCACTCCTGTATCTAATTCTACTTTAGATTCTTTAAGTAATAATACTCACACATATGAATGCTGGATAAAATTATTAGGAACTCCGCCGGGAGCATATGATGGTTATCTTTTCGGTCGTTCAGGATATCATGAAGGTATAATGCATTATAAAGCAAGTAATAATATTATTGGAATAATTACATGGTATAACGATTCAACGAACACAGGAATGACATACACAGGAGCATTAAATACATGGTATCATGTCGTATATGTCGCAGACGTAGAAGCTTCAATGAGATATTTATATATTAATGGTATCATACAAAGTAGCGCTACATTAACAAAGCAATTAAGACAATACACATCTGCATATTATATTGGTGCAGCGAGTATAGATTATGCTAGTAATGCAATCGTTTCAACTGCAAGAGCCTATAGTAGAGCTTTGACTGTGGCAGAAATACAACAAAATTTCAACGCAACACGCAAAACTTATGGTGTCTAAAATATGAGTACAGTAAATAATGGGCCGCAAATAGTTAGGAGTGGACTAATATTGAATCTAGATGCTGGAAATAAAAAAAGTTATTCCACAAATAGATTTCAATCTTTAGGTTCTGGTTTAATAACAGAAAATGTTACTTTTCCTATTAATGGTACTGGCACTTTCCAAAGAGTCGCGGCTGGAACTGTGATTGGTGGCTATACTGTAAGACCCAATGATGTAGTATACAGTTATACTTTGGGAGTAAATGGATGTCATTATCACGGAAATTCTGCGCCAGTAATTGCAGGAAGTTATGCTACTTTTAGTTTTGATTATTTAGTTACTGGAGCTACAAATTATCCAAGCACAGATTATCTTGCTAACTTTGAAGGAGTCGCAAATGGATCTATTGGAATAGCAAATACATTACAAAATGTTTGGCAACGTAGAAGTTTTACAGTTGGGCCAATAAGCACAAGTGGAAACTTAAACATGTATTTATATCCCGGCGCTTGCGGAGCGACAAGACTAGCTGACGCTGGTACAATTTATTATAGAAATCCAAAAGTAGAATTGACAAATATAGATACTGGAAATAACACTTTCAGTGCAACAAGCAATATTGGACTTTGGTACGATTTAAGTGGAAATACAAACAATGGAACTCTTACAAATGGCCCTACATCTAATGTTTCTAATAAAGGAAATATTTTATTTGATACTAATTATATAGCTTTGCCAACTAGTGGTCTTGCGTTTGGAACTGGAACATTTACTATCGAAGCTTGGGTCAATTTGTCTTCTTCTACTACTAATAATATAATTTATTGTTCACAATCTTCAAATGTATCTGGGTTTATCGGATTAGTTTATGCTAGTGGAACTGGATTTCAATTAACAGATTTTAATGGATCTACAAGAGTTACAACCACAAATACAGCAAGCCTTTTGATAGGCAATTGGTATCATGTGGTTGGAATTAGAAATGCATCTAATCAATATGTAGTTTATATAAACACAGTAGCATCAACAACTAATAATAGTTCAACACTATCATTAGCTACGGCAGATCCGAGAATAGGAATAAATCCAGCAACCAACACTGAAAAGTGGGTTGGTAAAATAGCAATGTTTAGAATGTATAATAGAGCTTTGAGTCAAACAGAAATATCACAAAATTACGAAGCAGCAAAAACAAAATTCGGACTATAAAATATGTCGAAAATATATTCTCCAAAAATAGTAACAGATAGTTTAGTGATGTGTTTAGACGCATCACAAAATAAATCATATCCAACAACAGATTTGCCAGTCAAAGGCGGATTGGTTATGTGGATGGACGCATCTGATGATACTACATTTAGTTATAGTTCAGGTACAACTGTAAGTCAATGGAGAGATAAGAGTGGATTTAATTATCATATGGTTCCAATATCTGCTGGACCAACAAGAAGCTCTTCTTTAAATTCTAGAAAAGTATTAACATTTACGACTTCACAAACCATAGGAAGTTTATCTTTTACTATGGAAACTTCAGCTAATACAGTTTTTGTTGTTAGTAGATACACATCGTCTTCATTAAACACGAATAGAGTTTTAACTGCTTATTATAATAATTGGTTATTAGGTCATTGGGGATCGCAATTTAATAAATATTATGCTGAAGGATGGGTATATGGCGCAACAGATCCAGCAGATACTGTTTGGAGAATGTATATGGGAGATTGGAGCGGGTCTTCAACAGATTTAGCAAATTTTTATAGCAATGGAACCGCATTGGCTACTGGAAGCACCGCAGCTTCAGCAGGGCCGAAAGGACTGGGAATTAATTATCAAAGTGGAGAACCAAGTGCTTGTGAAGCAGCAGAAATTATTGTTTTCAATAGAGTTCTAACAACCACAGAAAGAAGATTAGTTCACACATATCTTGGTCAAAAATGGGGTATTTTTAATACAGATAGATGTGTATTTGATTTGAGTGGTAATGGTTTTGATTTTGTTTTTAATGGTGCAAATCCAAGATATAATGCTAAAACATTTGTTTCTAATTTTAATACCACTAGTCCTTTTGCGGTTAGTTCTTACGGAGGTCAAAATTTAACGAGTAATATTTTAAATTTATTATATTCAGACCACACAATAGAAGTTGCATTTAACGCAAAAGGATTCAGAAGCGTTTATAGCTATGACAATACTCTTACGACACAAGATGGGCAATCCATAGTTATATGGACAGGACGACATAGTGGATTGCGTGTGTATCAGAATACAATTATTTATGAATATTGGAATACTCAGTCTAGTACTGTGGGTATAAGCGTTAGTATTTCAAGTTATATAGATAAAATAATATACATTACTGCTACTAGAACTGGAGATGTATTGCGTCTTTATATAAATGGTGTTTTACTTTCTGGACCTACTACTGTAGCCGCTACAACTTCACCAGTATCTTATAGTCAAATAAATATTGGAGCCGCATATCAAGGAAATCCGACAACTCAAGGATATATTTGGGCTGGACAACATGAATATCATTTATTAAGAATGTACGGTAGACGATTAAGTGATAGTGAAGTTGCTTCAAATTATCAAGCATTCAAAGCTAGATTTGATAATAATATTGTTAGATTTGGATTAGTTATGGAACTTGATGCAGGTAATCCATATAGTTATGCGGGGGCTGGAACAACTTGGTACGATGTTAGTGGAAATAGCAATAGTGGAACATTAACAAATGGTCCGACTTATAACTCTGATGCAGGTGGAAATATAGTATTTGATGGCAGCAATGATTATGTATCAATACCAAGCGCCGCTTCTATTAAAAATACTTCTAATTTGTCTTTAGAAGGATGGGTATTCATTAGTTCTGCTATGAGTTACTATGGTGGTATTATAGGGAAAGGAATATCAGATTCCCAAGAAGAGTATTGTTTATTAGTCAATTCGGCGAACTCTAAAGTTTATATGGACGTTGGAGCTGGCGGAGGTCCATACACAGACGCTACTTATTCTTTCTCCTTGAATACTTGGTATCATATAATAGGCACTCACGAAAGGGTAGCGGGATCTTCTACAATAAAAATATATGTAAATGGCTCTCTTCTATCAAGTACTACTGTAAATCCAACAAGTGCGGTTAATGATAACACAACAAATGTAAGTATTGGTTCAAGATATGATGGAGGGACTTCTGTATGGAATGGAAAAATAGCAACAGCAAGAATTTACACTAGAACATTATCTGCTGCTGAAGTTTTGCAAAATTACAACGCTACAAAAGGAAGATTCGGATTATAAAGTGTAAAAAATATTAGAATAACTTAATTTTAGATTAAAATAAGAAAATGAATACAATATTTATCCCCGTTTATCCAAAGCCATCTGGCGCAAATGTGACAGAACTTTGTGTTGATTTTAATGCATTTGATCCTCATGAAGGAATAAGATTTTCAGTTGTAATGAAAAATCCAGCAGGTCTAGTTTTAGATAAAACTTTTACTAATCTTGCAGGAGACGACTGGCAAGACTGGCCACCTGAGCAAACTGCTACAGCCGATTATGATTATGTAAAGAATGTGGTATTAGAAAATTTAGGATACACTCAAGCTATTGCTCCATTTATTACTTCTCAACCAGTAGATCAAAAAGTTCTAGATGGACAAGCTGCTGAATTTTCCGTAGTGGCAAGCGGTGATTCTCCATTAAGTTATCAATGGGTTAAAAATGGATCAGATGTCGAAGGAGCGACTTCTTCAATTTATTCTATACCAACTGTTGGAACTGGAGATTTGGGTTCTTATAATGTTAAGATCAACAATCCAGCAGGTTCAATTACTAGCTCTAACGCTTCATTGAATTTATTCCAAGCTCCAGTAATTACATCTCAGCCTCAAAATCTTGACTTGATGGTCAGTGGGGTTGGCTACTTGAACGTGGGAGTTATGGGAGATCAGCCATTTGCTTTCCAATGGGATAAAAATGGTGAGATTATTCTAGCTGCCACTGGAAGTGCTTTTGAAATTACGAATGCTCAAATCTCTGATTCTGGAAATTACTCTGTAACAGTTAGCAATGTTGCTGGATCTGTAAAGAGTGATCTTGCTATCGTAACTGTAAATGAGCCAACTCCTCCACCTCCTCCTCCACCAGTTCCAACTGGAGATAATGCTTAATTTTTAAAATATCTCTTCTCAAGCCCCGAAAGGGGCTTTTTTTGTGTAATAATGTGTATGAATTTAACAGGTACACAAGGAAACTCTTTTTATAAGAGACTTGTTGCCCGTGACTCTGATGGAGTTGTTATAAACTTATCAGGCTTCACGGCTTCTGGCTATGTAAGGGCAAGTTATGGGGCAGGATATACAAATGACGATGTATATGTGCCCAATTCTGGTATTTTATTAAACTTAAAACCACAAATCATATCAGGAGCCGCAGGAGAAAGCTTTGTTAGTGGATATATCGATATCAGCATTGGCAGAACAGGAATGGCGGCTTTACCTTGCAGTTACTTACTATACGATGTTCAAGTTTTCTCGGGAGAAGATTATGCTCGTACTATTGAAGGCGGTTATTTTATAATTAATCCAGAAATAACATACTAATATGAAAATTGTAGACATGGCTCAAGAAATATATTTCGAATTAGGTCAACCAAGTGATCTATCAGTACCAGCTATTAGTTATTGGCTTAGGAGCAATATAGGTATTCTTAATAATAAGCTGAACAAAGATATTGTTATTGATGACAATACTTTGGAGCTTGTGCCTAATTTGGGCGAAACAGAGAAGTCTATTTATAAAAAAATCTACGAATGTTATTTCTATGACTTAAAAGTCAAGCAAACTTTAAATGCAATAAATGGAGATAGTTTGTTGGAAGTTACAGACGGCGGTGGAACTGTCCGTAGGATTAATAAAAATGAAACCAGCAAAATATACTTAGAAGCTAAGAAAAATATGCTTAATGAATTAACTATGATGATTAATGATTATAATATCAACGACGTTGGTCCTTTGCAAGTTGCTGGCGACGATACTGTGGCTGGATCTTATATTACCGATAAGTATTATTCAATCAGACCATTTAATAGAATCTAATTATGGCATCTTTACTAACAGACGCACAAAGACTTAGCTTTGGATCAAATTACAATGATCTTTTTGATACATTGTCTAGGGATATTGTCGTTTACAAAGAGCCTATTAAAAATATAACTTCTGTTAATGAAACTCCTGTATTTGGTTATCCTACAGATCAATTGCCTGATAGTGTAACTTATACACCAGTCTCTGGAGTTTACAAAGCTAGAATATTTTATGGTAGCCCAGATGAAGATATTGTATCTTTAAATTCTGAGATTAAAAATCCTAATACTACTGCAAGAATAAGAGTCCGTTTAGAGGCTAAAGATTACATTGAAAATGGCAAAACAGAAAGAATAACTTTTGACAATAAATCTTGGAATGTGCAATATGGTTTTGTAGTTAAAAGATACATTGATGAACCTTATTATGAGTACATGATGAAGGAAATAATGTAATGGCCACAATAAATAAAGCAGTTTTAAATAGAGAAGTTAAAAAACTTCTTTTCAGTAAAGATGTTCAAAATTTAGCTTATCAAAGAGCTGAAAAAGAATTTCAAAAAATTAAAGGCCAAACACTAAAAGAATTTGATCAGCATCCAGTTACTGTCGAATTAGAAATGGGAGTTGAAGGAAAGAACGTGTCAAAAACATTGCCCGGAACTAAACCTGACTCTAATTTATTTACATTTATTGGATTCGATCAAGATTCTAAGCCTACACAAGAGGTAAGACAAATTTTAGAAGAAGAAATATTATTAAATAGAATTCCAAAAACAAAAACAATAGAAACAGGCGTTCAATTCGAATTCTCTGTTTCAGTTCCTACTTTAAAATCAATAGAGCAAAAAACTCCATTGCCTTGGGAAACAGGAAGAAGCTGGGTTAGAGGAATTGAAAGAGGTATTTCTGGATTGGGATATTACTTGTCTGGAAAATTCAAATCTCCTGAACCTAGCCGATCTGGAGGCGGTATTCAGTCAGATGACAAAGTTAGATCAGGCTCTTTCTCTACTGTAAAATACTTAAGTACAATACTAAAAAATCTAAAGGATAAACTTAAATAATGAAACCGCAATTTGACAACCAAATATCTTCATCGTTTTTAATGTGGTTTGATCACACTCTGTTATCCAAGGGTGAGGCTTACTATAACGTAACTACTACATTTCCTGCCAATTCTTCTTATGTGAATGGTTTCTATGCTTATAACGGACCTTACAAAGGATTGGTTTATGATTCTTCAATTGCTGGAGCGACAGTAATGACAGGGGTTAGCATAAATGGCACGAATTATAATTTAGGTCAAAGCCCTCTAAGCGGTATAAATTATTCAGAAGGCCAGATTTATTTAAGTTCTGGATCTCTTAGCGTTTCTGGAACTTATTCAGTTAAAGAATTTAACGTGTTAATGACATCTCAGCCAGAAGAGGTATTGTTATTCGAAACTCAATATGTTAGAAGAAACAAAACCCCTGCTGGATCTTTGAAAGATTCTTTAAAAGAAAATACAATAACTTATCCTGTAATTTTCATTAAAAACAATGGAAGCACAAACGATCCTTGGGCTTTTGGAGGCACAGACGAAACGAGAGTAGACTTTAGAGCTATTGTTATTGCTGATTCACAATATACATTAGATGCGGTTTGTTCATTATTTAGAGATAGAAATTATGATAATGTTCCTCTAATTGATCCAACATACAATCCATTTAATGTTTTAGGCAGCTTTAAGAGTGGGGTAGTTTTTAATTATAATAAGATTACAAGCGGCAAAGACTACTGCATGATAGATAGAGTTTCCGTATCAAAGGTCGCGGGTGTAAGAGACAGGGAGAATAACATCAATCCCGGTTCTTATTATGGGCTGATTGATTTTGAGTTAGTTAAATTCAGAGAGCCAAGACAAACATAAAAATATGGCGAGGAATATAATAATTTCTCAAAATACAATAAAAAATGTAATAATAAAAAGAAATTTAAAGGATTAAAAATATGCCAAGAAATCGTGTAATTTACCAATCAGAAGCTCTATTCAATACAAAAGATACTGTTGATGTATCTGCTTCTACGCCACCACAAACTGGGGCTTTATATATTAACCAGTTTTCTCGCGTTCAATCTTGTAATTATAATTTCAATATTACAAGAAGAGACGTTAACCAATTCGGCAATCTAGCCGCTATTGATCGTATTATTCTAGAACAGCCTACTGTAGGAGTTGATTTTACTTACTTGCTAACAGACATGGCTAATGAAAAAAATCTTGGTTTTTCAGTTATCGATGCAGGAATCACTGGTATTGTCAATATAACTAGTGCCGCTGCTACTCAATCTTGTTTATCTGGAATTCTTACTAGTGGATTTGTTAATACAAAGAACTATTTCATTAGAACTGTTAGTGAAGGAAATGACGCTTCTTCTTTTGCTAGTGATACAACTGCAAATAACTCAGTTGGAAGCACTATTGGACTAGGCAATGGCTTCTTAACTAATTATTCAATTAATGCTGCCGTAGGAGATTTCCCAACTACTTCTGTTAGCTTGGAATGCTTAAATATGAATTTCAGCAATGGAAATTCAGGTGCTGCTCCCGGTGTTACTGCTGCTGGAAATATTGCTGGAGGAAATTTCGTTCTTCCTCAAGCTACTGGTAATCCAAATGGCGAAAACGCTCTTGGAAAAGTCGCTGCTCTCAGACACGGAGATATTTCTTTCTCTTTAACAAAGACTCAAGGTCAGTCTTATGGTGGTACAGATTTAACTACCTCTGCCGCTATTCAAAACTTCTCCATCTCAATGGGTCTAAACAGAACTCCATTGCAAAAGATCGGAAGCAGATATGCTTATTCAAGAGAAATTGATTTCCCAGTTACTGTAACCCTTTCTGTTACAGCTTTAGTGCAAGATCTTACTACTGGTAACTTGGTTGATTTAGTAAATACAGACGGTATTTATGATGCAGTTATTACTCTCGCTGCTCCTGCTGTCGCTAATACAGATTTAATCGCCAGCGAAGGAGTTGGTTACGTTCTAAAGAGACTTAACTTGGATTCACAAGACTTCTCTTCTTCAATCGGAGCCAACAAGCAAGTTACATTAAACTTCTCTACTCAAGTCGGTTCTCCTCAACAAAATGATAGAGGACTATTCATGCTTGAGACCTTGCCTCTCCACTAATTAAATAAATATCAACTTCAAAGCCCCAGCCTAAAAACTGGGGCTTTTTTGTTTTTGTGTGTGTAAAGATTATTAGGCAAAGGCATTTCAAAGGTATTATGGCTATGGATATAAAAATGAAAGAGTTCATCCTCTTTCAAAATCGGCGCAAAGTTATTAATCTATATAAAAACTTTTTAATCTTACTTGAAGATTTAAAAGAAGATGGTTATAATATATCTGAAGATAAGTACCAAAGATTAAGAAAAAAAGTTCTTGATTCTGGTAATGATGCTATTAGACAGTTTGAAGAAGAGCTAAACAATATAGATTTATAATGAAAACAATATACGAATTTGCAGTAAATAAAGAGGGTATTGTAAAAGAAACAGAAGAGTCTGTAAATGAAGCTGGACAAAAGGTTACGATTACCAAAGATGTAGTAACTCAAATCCCTCATAATTATTTTATCAAGAAGCCAACAAGAGCTTTATTTGATGAAGCTGAGTTATTTTATGGAGTTAAGCTCTCTGAAGGCGTTAAAGCTGGACTGCTTACTCGTACACTCCTAAATAAGAGATATGTTGATGACGGCGGAATCTTAGCAGACAAGACTAAGAGCGCAGAGGCAGATGCCTATAAGGATCTATATGATACTCAAAATGAGCTACAAAGACTTGTCGCTTTAGAGGAGAAAGATCGGCCAGAATATTTTGTAACTAAGAAGGAAGAACTAGAAACCAAAATTACTGTAATTAAAAGCTCTCTAACTGAATTAGAGATGCAAAAAGAATCCTTGTTTGATAATACCGCAGAGACGAGGGCGCGTAATAAGGTAATTACTTGGTGGATATTATTTTTGTCATACTATGAGAAAAACGGGGAGAAACTGCCATTCTTTGGCGAAGGAGATTATGAAGCCCGAATGAACAGGTATGACGAAATTTTTGAATCGGAAGACCCTCATTTAACTAAAGCAGCTAACGCTTTTATTTATTTTATTAGCTTCTGGTATGTTGGAAGAGCAAATACTAGAGAAGACTTCGATTTACTAAAACTAGAGCAAAAGATTTTCTGATTTCTTGCAAAAATTAATCCTAGCCCCTGCGAAAGCGGGGGCTTTTTAGTATATGGACATAGAAGCATTCAATAAAAATTTAAAGTCTCTCTATTGGGAAATAATAGTAGGCTCTTCTGCATTTACCTTAAACGGCAAAACTTACTATATGAAACACTTGTCTCCAAAAGACGCAGGAACAATAGAAATTCAAGAAAATTATTATTATAATAAAGCCAAATCTCAGGGCATTCCGACGAACGAAGAAAAGATAAAAGAACTAATTAAAGAAAATATTTACAGCGAAAAAGACGATAAAAAGATAGAAAATAACAAATTAACTCTTGCTAATTTAACAAAAACTCGTCGCAAACTATACTTGACTAGAGACCTTGACAGCGTTGATAAGCAGATGAAAGAAATCTCTGAAGAGATCCGCCTTTTAGAACATAAAAAGAATGAGCTGTTAGAGAATACTTGTGAAACATACTGTTCTAAGAGAATGAATGAGTTTTATGTTTATTACTCAGTTTATTCTGATGATAAATGCGAAAAACGTGCTTTTACTGTAGAGGAGTTTGAAGATGTAGATCAAAATGAATTATTTAATTTAGTTGCTGGATATTCTAAATGCGCCCAAAAATTTAATAATCATAATATCAAAAGAATTGGTGTTAGTGGATTTTTTCTTAATTATTTCTATTTAGCTGACGATAACCCTTACTTTTTTTATGGTAAACCAGTTACTCACCTAACATTTTATCAGGTTGAGTTATTTGGTTATGCTAGATACTTCAAAGACTTAATGAGCAAGTCTAGTGTCAAGCATCCTGATGAGTACAATAATGATGTAGATAAGATTATTGATTGGTATGAGTCTAGTAGCAATCTTGAAAAGCTTCATGAAGATAAAAATGCGGCTTCAGGCAAAGAAACCGCTGTCCAAGCCGTTTCTGTGATGGGAGCCACTAAGGAAGACCTAAAGAAATTAAAGCAGGACAACACTGGAAGCATCTCTTTAGATGAAGCGGCGAAGAAAAAAGGTGGTTCATTAAGCTTTGAAGATTTAATTAAATTACACGGCGTTTAAGTGTAATTATTCTTAGGTTTAAGGACATATGGCTACATCAGCAGGAAATATTCCCATTTCAGCGACGTTTAACTCTGCCCAGCTTGAAAAAGATGTGTTGGCAGCGTTAACTCGTATCCAGAGCAAAAGCGCTCTTAACCTAAATACGAGAAATTTCTCTCAACCGCTTGGCAAAATTACTGGTCTAGCTAACGAGTTCCAAAAGTCATTAGAAGCTTCCAATGCCCGTGTAGTCGCATTCGGTGCTTCTGCTGGCATTATTTATAACGTACAGAAGGCTTTTAGCGCATTAGTAAACTCTACTATTGAGGTAGAAAAATCGCTGACAGATATAAATATTGTTCTAAACACTTCTAGTAAAGGAATTAAGCAGTTTGGTGATCAGTTATTCGTTGTAGCGAAACAAACAGGCTCTTCCTTTAAAGACGTAGCAACTGCCGCTACGGAATTCTCAAGACAGGGCTTGGGTTTGCAAGAGACTTTAAAAAGAACAAGAGACGCTCTAATTCTTACTCGTCTATCTGGTCTTGATGTCGTTTCTAGTACTGAAGCCTTGACTTCCGCTGTAAACTCTTTTACAAAAGAAGCTCTTACAACTACTGAAGTTGTTAATAAATTAGCTGCTGTTGACGCTAGATTTGCTGTTAGTTCAAGAGACCTTTCTGAAGCTATTCAACGTGTAGGTTCTTCTGCAAGCGAGGCAGGAGTTAGCTTCGATGAACTACTAGGTATTGTTACCGCTGTTCAACAGACAACTGCCCGTGGTGGTGCTGTTATCGGTAACGCTTTAAAAACAATTTTCACAAGAATAGAGAGACCTCAAGTTATTAATGATTTAAGAGATTTTGGAGTTACTGTAACCGATATCTCTGGTAATGCACTTCCAGCAATAAAAGTTATTGAAAATTTAGCTCAATCTTTCCAAGGCTTGAGTCCAGTTGTTAAATCTCAAGTCGCTGAATTAGTTGGTGGCGTTTATCAGATTAACATTTTAAAAGCTTCTTTGGCGGATCTTTCTAAAGAAAACTCTATATTTGCAGGTGCGACAAATGCTTCTTCAAGAGCCGTTGATGAAGCTATCGTAAAAAATAAAGCTTTAAATGAAAGTTTATCTGCTCTTCTAAGCGAAACCACTGCTAATGTAACCCAATTTGCAACTAAAGTAGGATCTGTAAGCGTTGCTCCCGGTATTAGAAAAATATTGGGATATATAAATGAAGAGCTATCTTCTATTAATGAAAAAGACTCAGAGAGCGTTGGAGCTAAAATTGGAACAGGAATTTTAACTGGTATTACTAATTTTATTACTGGCCCCGGTTTGATAATTGGAGCTTCAGTATTAGGAAAGCTTTTTGCTAACTTTGGTAAGTTTACTGGAGATGCTGCTAAAAACTTATTAGGATTAAATACTGTAGCTCAACAACAAGCCGTTGTACAAGGAGAAGTATCTCAAATATTATCTCGCAATCCTGATCTAATATCTGCGATTATTGCCGGTTCAAAAACTCGTCTTCAAGTAGAAAAAGAAATTAAACAAATACTGGTTGAGCAATCTGCTTTGTCTCAACAAATAGCTGTTTCTTCTACTTCTATTTCCAAATCTTTGATTACAGGAGGATTGGGTGTTTCTCGTTCAGGATCAGTAACTAGAAGATCTGCTGGAGGCTATATTCCTCCTCAAGATAGAATGTCAGAAATCATGACTGCTACTAAAGGTGGTTATGTCGCTGGTAATGTAGTTAATGCTCCTGCTTCTATTGGTGGAATAATGAATACTGCCGAAACAGTAAAATATGTTCCCGGATTTAGTCAGCCATTTATTCTCCCTCCAGCAGGTTCAAAAGCAGCTTCTTCATTAGCTTCTCGCTCAATGAGTCAAACAGGAATTAATCCTTATATGGCTACTGGTTATGTACCTAACTTTGCTCCTACAGTTGAACAGTGGCTTACTGCTGGTCAAGCAAGAGGTCAATATAAAACTGCTGTATTAAATCCAGATGGTACTCTTGGCGGTAAATGGACTAATGCTACTTTAAATGGAGCTTATGATAGCGGAGTTCCTATTGAAGAAATTAGAAGAATTTCTAAAAAACCAGACTGGTTACCAAAACAAGCTGCTTTAGAAAGAGAAGTAGGAAGACAGGTCACTCAACTGCCTCCATATATGGCTCAGGCAGACATGTTAACTTTAGAAAGCCCAGAAATGTCTGGGAAAATAGTACAAAGAGGAAGAGGTGCTGGAAATGTTCCTATTGCTTTTAAAGTTGTTAATCTTAGCAAAGAAGCTTTGCAAAATTCTCAAGTAGATTTAAGATCAAGATCTGATTCTTTCGCTAATCAATTATTAAGTGAATTTGCCAATAGTTTACCCGGAGGACAAAAGGCTACTGAAGAATCAAGAAAAAAATATCTTAATGCCGTTCAAAATCCAGCAGCACAATTTGCAGGAAAAATATTTGAAGCTGGAGTTAATCTTTCAAGAGATTATGTTAGAGAGCCACAAGGTCAAGCTAGAGGAGATTTTGACATTAGAAGAGGAGAAAATATTGCTAAACTTCGTGATTTATTTCCCGGATTTACTAGTCCATTAGGAGACTACAAACTCAGATACGATGACTATAGTGAAGCTAGTTTTGTAAAAAAGATTGAATCTGAATTTGGAGGATTTATTAAAATATTTGAAGATGAGGCAAGAGCAAAAGCTGGTTCAGTAGATATCGCAGCCGAAGCTTCTAAACTAAAAGCTTCTGGAGCTAAAGTCACAGAAATCGTTAAAAGTATTGCTCCCGGTAGCAAAAAGGCTCTTGGCTTTATTCCTAATTTTAATGCTTTATCAAATGCAATAAATAACGAAATGGCGGCAGGTTATTCTGCTTCTCAAATTAGAGTAGGACAAAGTGGTCAATTAAAATCATCATTTAATCCAATTGGCCTAGGAGTTTATAACACAACCGAAGGGACTCTAGAAAATGGAATTTCTTTGGCAAGGAAAGCTGGAGTTAATCCTCAAACTAAAGGGATGGCAGAGGGTTTTATTCCTAATTTTGCTGATAAGTTTGATATTTCAATGGTAACATTTTCACTTATAGCTTTAGGAGGGCAATTAAAATCTTTAGCTGGAAGCTTTAAAGAGATAAATGCTCAAAGTCAAAACCTAATAAAGAACAAGAGAACTGAGGTTGCTGAAAGCGCAAACTCTATTAAGAAACTAAGAAAAGAGGCTCAATCGAAGTTTAGTTTCTCTAATATAGATGCTGATTTAAATGTTACTGGAAGGCTTAGAACTACTGGAGGAAGATTTGCCAATCCAAAACAAATTGCAGAATTTGAAAGCATAAGAGCCAGAGTAGAAGAACAAAGAGCTATAGCTTCAAGAGCTTCCAGAGAGCAAAGAATTGCGTCAGCAGGTTATCTTAATCCTTTAAGTTTAAGAGAGGGAGGGAGATTAAATTCCTTGATTAGGACTTCTGGTACTGGTGCTGGATTAGCAATTGCAGGGGTAGCTAATATTGCAGAACAATTTGTTCCAGAATCAAATAAAACAGGTAGAGCGGCGCTTTCAGGTATTGCAGATGTCGGTCAATATGCGGGTTTAGGTGCTGCATTTGGGCCAATTGGTCTTGCTGCTGGTGCTTTGGTTGGAATTGGAGTTGCTTCTAAAAAAATAGTAGATTCAAAAGCTGAACAAGCTATTTTTGATATTTCTACAAGTTTGGATAGAGTTAAGGAGTCTTCTTCTAAATTTTCTGGAGCATCGCAAACCTATGCAACTTCTTTAGAGAATTTGCAAAACGCTTTGAATGATCCTAAAACTCAACCTCAAGCTTTATTAAAATTCCAAACAAGCATTACTGATTCTCTTGCTTCAATTCCAGAAGAATTCAGAGCTAAGATTTTGGCCGCAGGAACAGATATTGGCAAGGTATCTGAAGCGATTGCTAAGGTTAATAAAGAAATGGCAGATTCTCAAAAGAATTTAGAAAGACAATTGGCAATTACTCAGTTAGTAAATGATAAGACGGGCTTTTTTGCTGGAAGTACTTTGAAGAAATCTGATCAAGAGCAGTTGTCTAGATTATTTACTCAATCTGTAAACCCTCAAAATATTCTCTCTGGCTTTAAGGGTGGCGCAGGAGAATTCGGAAGTTTTGTTAGCGGTCTAAGAAGCCAAGTTTTTAAAACTAGTAACTATGTAGATTACACTAGTAGCCCCGAAAGCATAGACTTAGAATCAGCCCCAAGGATGGTGACTCAAACAGTCATTAATGAGCAAGCTTTAAAAGGAATAAGATCTCAATTAGAGGCTAAAGGAATTTTCGGACCAGAGTTAGCTGCTAAATTCGAAGAGGTTTCTAAGAAAATTAGTCCTGAAAACGTAAATGCTTTATTTGATGCAATTGACGAATTTGGAAAAGGTATTTTTAGTTCAAAGCAAGCTTCAGATAACCTTTTGGCAGTTCAGAAACAAAATATTGAAATAGCAAGAAAAAATGCAGAGACAATAAAAGATTTAAATCAAGCTTATGAAAGTTTAAATCTATCTCTTTCTTCTCAGATTGAAGCTGAGAAAAATAGAGCATCTACTCTTAGAGATTTAAATAAGATACAGGCAGAAGGCTCTGTGCAATTAGCTACTGCAAGAGTAAGAGGTGCTTTAAGTTTGGCTTCTCCTTTTATGAGCGAAAGAGGAAGGGCAGAACAAGAAGCTAATTTAGCAATTACTGAAATACAAAATAAGCAAAATTCTGAAGTAAGAAATGCTTTAGATAAAGGTTTGTCTTCTTTAACAGATGTTATTACAAAGAAGGCCGAAGATATAAGATCAAAAGCTTTGCCAGCAATAACAGATACATCAAAAGGCCCAGATGATATCACAAAAGAATTAAATACTTTCAATAAAAATATACAAGGTATTTCGCCTCTTATCTCGACTTCTCTAAAGGAATTAAGTTCTGGCGGCAATATAGAAGAAGTAAAAAATAAACTAATTCAAGGAATTTCTGAGACAGGTCTTTTCAAAAAACCAGAAGCTGAATTAATCGCAGGAGAGCTACAAAATACTTTTGAAGGAGTTCTAAATGAATTAACTAAAATTACTGAGCAAGGAAAATTTGATTTAGCTATTCAAAAGATAAATTCTGATTATCAAAGAAGATCTTTACAGTTAAACGAAAAGATTTCTTTAGCTGGTGGCGCAGCATCTTTAGGAAGCACTGGTCAAGTTGGAGTTTCTGATTTGTTTGATAAATTAACTGAATTGACTTCTAGCTTAGGGCAAAATGTTAGGGTTGGAAATCCAATAGAAACAGGATCAGGTTTCTTTAAATTACTAGATACTCTTTCTAATCAATATGGAATTAGAGGTGGAGGAGTCGGCGCAGAATTAGCTCCTTTAGAAAATGCTTCTATATCTGCAAGGGCAGGACAAATTAGAAAAGAAAATGAAAGACTTAGAAAACTAACGAACATTAGTTTAATATCTCAAACAGGAACAGGTATTCAAGCTGGTGGAGCTTTAGATGAAGCTTTTAATAAGTTAAATGAAGATGCGGTAAGTATAGCAATCGACCAAGTAACCTCTCAGTTAAAGCTGGAGAATATTGGTACTTATTTTGATTTATTAGCTCAAGAAAGTAAGTATGCAAATGAATTAGCAAAAACTCAAACAGAGATTTTAGCCAAACAAGCTCCTGATATTAATGCAAATTTCGAAAGAATAACTACTCAACAAGTAGGCGCAAAATTAGATGCATTGAATTCTTCACTAAGCGCAGCATTAAAAGAAATAGTTGCCACTCAAAATAGAGTAGAATTAGAAAAAGAGATTAGGAATTTATTACCAATTGCTTCGGTTATTGAAAGAGAAAAAGCTTTGACAGAGATAAAGTCACAAATGGTAAATCCAGATATTCTTTTTGGAGGCTATAGCCCTAGTGGCTCAGGTTTACCATTAGGCGCAAATGATACTGGGCCTTTTAGTCAAGCTGAACAGACGGGTAGAGAAAGGTTGGCTTCTAAGATAAATATACCTCTTGAGAATTTAAACTCTATTTTGGCCAAGCTTTATCAATCTCAAACATCTACCGCCCTTAATATTTCTAATAAGACTAATGCTCCTGCCGCTGCTTCCGGTTTTAGATTTTATGAATTTAATGCTTCGAATAAAAATACCTCTTCAATCACGCCTATAAAGCCTCAAAGCTTAATTGATGCTGAAAAAGCTTTAGCTAAAACGCAAGAAAACATTCAAATTCAAAAGAATAAAAAGATAGAAGAGATTAATAGAATTTATGGAGAAGGCGACAAAGATCTTGCTGATCAATTGTTATTAGAAATGCAAATAGCTGATGAGAGAGAAAAAATAACCGAACGCTTAAAAAAGACTAATGAAGAAGTAAAGAGATTCTACGATTCAGCTTATAGCAACACATTCTTTAAAGAAGAAAGAGCCGCCGTAATGAATAGGCGCATAGAAGATCAAGCTCGACTTGGTAATATTGATTTTGGAGGTATTACTGAAAAGAATACTACTTATAATAGAGCTGATTTTGCCAGAGATACTGGTCAATTAATTGATACTTTTCAAACTGATTTTAAATCAGGAATTGCTAGTGCATTTGGTGAAGCCATCAAAGGAACTAAGACACTTAAGGATGCATTTAGAGATATGTTCCAAGGCATCTTGAATAGAATGCTTGATAAGTCTTTAGAGATGGGAGTTGATGCTTTATTCGCTTTTGGCAAAGCTGCTGCAACTGGCAGAAAAGACGGTGGCTTAATCAGGGGCTATAATTCTGGAGGTATGGTCGTTGGCGGCTCTGGAATGAAAGATGATGTACCTGCTATGATGAGTGGCGGTGAGTTCGTCATCAAAAAGTCTTCTGTTAAAAAATACGGTTCTGATTATTTAAGAGCCTTGAATGGCGGACTTGTTCCCAAATATGCAGTAGGCGGGTTCTCAATGGGGCCATTGCAAAATGAGTTCTTATATGACAATCCTGATCGTCCAACTTCTGGAGAGTTTGCTGTTGATTCTAGACTATCAGCCGCAGCTTTAACTGACGAGAATAATCCTCAAAATAGACTAAGACAAGATCGCTATGAAAAACTTGATCAATACTTGCAAGACAGATCGCAGTATGAGAAAGACAAACAACAAGCTATTAAAAATTATAAAAATCAAGTAAATAGCACTTTCTATTCAGGTCTAACTGCTGCTGCTGTTCAATTGGGTGCTGCTGGTCTTACAGTCGGAGCAGCTAATATGAGAACTAGTGCAGCAGCGTCTGCTGCAAGAGGTCTAGAACCCGGAGGTAACTTAACTCAAGCTCAATTAAATGCTCAATATGCAAGAAATCTTAGATCAAATGGCGGCTATATAGCTAGATTTGCTGGTGGTGGATCAACAGGCAAAGATAATATTCCTGCTTTATTAATGGGTGGTGAATATGTCATGAACAAGAAAGCTGTAGATATGTACGGCAGAGACTTCATGAATCAATTAAATACTGGCACATTGCCTAAGTATGCCAGTGGCGGAATGGTTGGCACAAGCTATACAGCAGGTCAAAATACGCCTGAATCTAGCGTGACCGAACTAGTCGCTGCTCTTAATACATTGAATGAAAACCTTTCCAAGGGCAATGACATCACCCAAGCTGAGTCAGGTAAAATTTCTGCTGCTGGAGCAAATCAAGAATCTGGAATGTCTGTAGTTAATAACATTTCAATTAATGTTGCTCAGACTGGCGAAGTCACTTCTGAAGCTAATGCTACCACTCAAAATGGCGGCTCTAATACAAACAAAGATCAGAACAATATTCAAAACAATGCTAAACTTGCTGAACTGCTCAGAAGCAAAGTCGTTGAAGTATTGGTCGAGCAGAAGAGACCCGGAGGATTACTTTACGCCAGCAGATAATTCTTTAATCTTAGAGTCTATAGTTAGTATAGCCTGATTATAGATTTGCTCTATATTATTGTCTTTGGCTAATGGTAGATTAAGGAAAGGAGTTTTCTCTACCTTTACAATAAATGCTTGATTCAAGTATTCTTTACCCGTAGCCTTATTTAATGTAATGCGGTATCGTTTTATATAGACTTCTCCTGTAAGGAAGTCGTCTTTAATCTTTTCATTTAACATTACAAGAGTAGAAGCGTTTTCTCGCTTTACGTCTAATACAGAAAAAAACTTGAGAGCCTTCTTGTTGTCTTTGCCCAAAATCAAGCTTACTTTTGCGCCTTTACCAGATCCGCCTTCTAATTCTGCTTCAGTAAAATTTTGAGTAAATTTTCCATTGTTAATTAAATGGAGTTCAGTAATACCACCATCACTATTGACAGCTTTAATTTGAAGGACAGCTTTTTGGTTTTTATCTATAGACGATTCAAAGTAAGAATTTTTACCAATAGTTACATATTCATTTACTTTATATCCAGATCCAGATTCAGTAATATCATTAATTAATGCAGCATAGTAAAGAGTAAAATAACAATCAATAGTATCTCCATCTAAAATTAGATCTTTAATTGTACCGCTAAATTTAATTAAAGAATTTGACTCTACAGTAAAAGGCTTGCTGTAATTAATGACAGCAGTTCGCACAACGGAGAACTTCTCTGGGTTGCCAATAATTTCTATTTCTTTACTGGGTTCTATTGTGGACCAGTTTGCTAGGTTGTTAGAATATATGTATTCGTCGCCAAAAGAAAATAATACATCCGTCATATGTTACATTATATTGCCAATCACTGCTTTTACAATAGGATGTTTTGCGCTTTCTGACTCATATCCGCTTATTTTAATCTCTGGATCTGAAATATAACCACAACCTAATTTCTCCATTGTTAAAGAAAGCAATTCTCCTTTTGAGCCTCTAACAGCATGAGCAGAAGCGGTTAAGCCGTAGTTGTATTCGGTTTCTTCAGGAGGAGAGATGGTGACGCAAGGAACTGGTTCTGAGCATCCATATCCGGGGTCAATAATTTGTATATCAATAATATTACAAAAGGCGTTAAACTTGTTTATCTTTTCGCAATCATGAATGTGTTGCATTTCAGTTCTACAAGAGAGTTCTCTTAGAAACTTTTTGTTATTTTTAATGACTTCTGTTTGTTTATTGTTGGGGGTCTCTAGAGAGATAATGAAGTCAATATCAAGCTTCTGCAATAAAGCATTTCTTTTTGCAGTCATTTCTTTAACTTTTTTATCGATGAGATTTTCTTTTTTCCATATAGAGTTTCCATCAGGAAGGAATTTTCTATGCTCTAATATGCTTTGGTCAATGTGCTTTTCTAAAGGTACAATATAGTCTACAACTTCATACTCTATTCCTACAAGCTTTAGGCGATCTAAATTTTCCATCAAGTCGAGAGAAGATTGGAGATATTTATGACTGCCATTTATAAAATATACGATATAGTGTTTCATTTTAGTAAGTTATTACTATTGATAGTTCTAGTGCTTGGATATGGAAATTGTATAATGGAAATAATCTACCGTTAGATCTTGCGGACAAATGTGCGAAGGCTAAATTTTTGGCACTCTTGAATTTCCAGAAAGTTGGATTAGTTATTGATGCATTAGCAGAATAAGAAGAAGCGTTGGTGTAATAATTTGCATAAGGAACATTTTTTAATGTAACCCTAATTACGTTATCGTCTCCCGGTATTATTTGTGTTTTATCTACTTCACTAGCCACAAAATCTTCTCCAATAAAGCAATATACCTTTATAGCTTTTGTCTTGTTAACGTTTCCAATTGTAAAGAAAATAGACAAAGATTCATTTTCTAATACTGGAACTCCAGCATAGAAAGAAGAATTTGCTATACCAAAATTAAACGAATTAGCTGTTTGCTGATTTATAGTATAAACAGTGAAATTGTTTGGTTCTGCATTTATCAGCATTTGAACATTTTTAGTATTGACTCCAAGTTCAGAAAAATTATTTTCAGGAGTAACGTTTACAGCATTAAAAGATGAATTGAGCAATCCGTCATTTAATAAACTATTAAAATTGCTTTTCGCATTTTCTTCAGTATTCGAATTTGAGGCATTTATAGGAATTAGATAAGTATTTGTATAATCAGGAATTAAACTCTTTATATTTCCAGTAAACGTGCTGTTAGTTAATCTTGTTATAGAGATGTCAAAAAACTCTTCGTTTCCTTCGCCAAAAGAGCTATTGGTTATTTTAGCTTTAGACTTAAAGCCATTGGCTGTTTCTGATTCTACTGCTCTTAAAGAAGTAGCGTTCGCGTCAGCAACTAAAGCTCTTGTAAAAATTTTATTACCATTTAAAACATAAGCTCTCTTGCCAGTGGGTATTTTCGGTGATAATGACGCATTTGGTATATTGTCTCTATTTTGTAAAGAGAGTTTATAATAAGCCATAGTGTCGTCTGGATCTGAAGATAATACTCTATCATCTTTAGCTCCTGCTGCTAAGTTTGCGTTTGTAGTAGGCTTATAAATTACGCTCTTTCTAGAAATTGCATAAGCTGGCGAAGGGAGAGTATTTACGCTAGTATCAAATATGTTTTCAGTTAGTATAGTCTTATTAATTGTAAAATGCAGATATCTAGTATCAGCATCTTTCAACACAGACTCTAACGAGAAAGATAATGGAGTAGATGATTCTTGTTTTATAACAATTGGGTCACTAATTTGAGGGTAAATTTTACCTATGTTATTATCTTTATCAATGAAAGAAGAATAATAGTCTAAGATATTTCTTGCTGTTGCTGCATTTGAGTTAAACTGCCAAGCGAACATGAATGAATCTACAGCTATCAAATAAGCATTGTATTGAGTAGAATCAAATCCCTTACCATTGTCATCGCTTAAGTCATTGAAATTAAATATAGATTGGTTATTTGGTATTGTTATAAAGTGAGAGTCAACGATTTCTTTTCCAGTATTATCGTTAACAGACAATGGGCTTCCATCAGGATTGTGATTTATTGAATTCTTTCCAAATTCAAATATATTTTCACTAGGGATTAGTAATAGATAAAAAGCGTTAATAAAAGAACTCGCTGTATCTTGCTGAATGGTGAATTTTAATCTATTTGATCCTTGACTTGTGACAATAGAGTAAGTCGCTCTTGTATCTTTTAAAATTGCATTTAAAGACGTTTTTAAATCAGCGTCTTGATTGTCGTAAGTTACTAGTAAAAATCCATCTACATTCTTAAAATCATTAGAAGTAGATTTCATTCCAACATCTGTAAATGTCATTTTATCAATTGCCAAAGAGAAATTCCTGTACTTAGCAAAAACATTTGAAGTTTTGTAGTTATATATATTATCACTAGTTTGATCTTCATCAAACGTTAAATAGTCTTCCCAGTTTGAAACATTAAGGTACTTGTTGTAAACAGTGCCAAAAGCATCTTTTGTATCTACTTTCTCTGGTATTATTGCTATTCTATAAGGGTAATCAAGATTGTTGAATTTATTTGGATTCTTTATGAATTGCAAGGGGATGTTGAACGACAAAGACTCTGGAGCTTTAATAGATTGAATTTGAGAAGGTGTTGTTGACTGAAAGTATTGTGCTTTCGTTAAATCAATCGGAGAAGTAAAACCGTAAACTTTATTATTCAAAGTGATAGATGAGTTTATGTTTACATCGTCATAAGTAATCGCAACAACTGGAGAGACGAATAATTCATTTGAGTTTTGAGAATTTGAAGCTTCAACATAAGTTAATGGAGAGCTATTATTAATATTTGCTCCATAAATTCTTATAGAACCTTTGATGTTGCTCTTGTCTAGAACAGTGTTTACATAAGATTCATAAATATCGATTGGAACAAATTTAAAATCACTAGAGCTATTTGGGTTAAAGTCTGATCCATAAAAGGCTTTGTTAAATATTTTGAAGCCTATCGTAGTGTCTTTTATAGAAGAGTCATAAAAGATTTCAATCAATACTTTGCTTTGATCTATTACTCCATTAGCCTCTGCAACGCCAAGAGTAAATAATGCTCTTGAAGGGGCAGAAGCTTCTGGTGCTGGTGGTTTTGCTGGCGTGATATTTAATCCAGACTCTATTTGAGCATATTTTAAGTGATACATCTGTGAACCAATTACTGTATAGTTAGTTCCTTCCGTAGACTCTTGTATTCTAAATACTCTATAGAAATCATAATCGCTATCAGTAGATCCATTAAGATTTCCAGAGTTTTCTAAAGCCCAAGTTATTGATTTAGGAGACATTCCAGACGCTCCAGTAAAATAAGATAGTCCAGTTACGTTTAATCCAGAAGCCATTACTGGTGCTAGACCCGTAATTCTAATTGAATCATAATATTGACCAGTAATTAAGTTGCCGCTTCCTACTATGAATGAATTAGTAAGAGGCTTTCTGTAGTCATTATAATCAAGGTTACTGGTAACGATACTGTTTCCTGCTGCGTCTTTAAAACTAGGATCTAGATTATACTTGGGAGAAAGTATGGTTAGCTTATAATTTTGATTTCCAGAAAAGTTAAAATCAAGTTTTCTATCTAGAGTTAGTATTCCAGTAGTTACATTTGTGTCTCCAGAAATGTTAATATTATTTAATCTTCCGCCTACTGTTTTGTATTTTCTATTGTAATCGTAAACTTTAATTACGTCTCCGGGTTTTAAGTATACGCACTCTGGACCAGCTTCAAAAGAAACTGTTTCTGTTTCATTGTATTCTGAAGCCAATAACCATCTGCCAAGTCTTTGAGCTTGTCCTCTGCTTGTGCATCCGAAGGCCGTTAATTCAGTTTCTTTAAATCCAAATTTTCTAACAGCCTCAATATTCTCTACATATTCTACTGCTGGTTTATAGAAATTATTTTTATCAATGTATCTAATATAGACTACAGAATTTCTGTCTTTTAATGATGTGGATTCGTAAGTAAAATTACCATCAGATACATTTGAATTAGTGAAAGAATAAATAGGGGTATCTTCTGGCATATCATTTATAGCGTAAATGAATCCATTTGAATAATAGAACATTCCTCTAAATACAGAAGCCATATCAGACAACACTTTAAGAGCATCGTCTTGTGTTTGCAAATAGACATTACATGTAAATCTTGGTTCTACTCCTCCAAATCCATCTGAGACAAGCTCATCGCAGTATTTAGCTATCTGATAAAGAGACCATTTGTCTACGTCATTTTCTGTAACATAGTTGCCTACTCCATATCTTTTATTTGTTAAAAGATCGTAGAAGCACCAAGCTGGATTATCCGTCCATTCTTTTTCAGTTTTAAATTCTCCATCCCAATAATCATTTGATGTAGAATAAGGTAAAACTCCTACTACATCATAAACAGTGGTTTTCCTAGAAAGACCTTCTGAGAAAAGATTTCTTGCAAATGCTTTAGACAAAGAAAGTCTATCAAAATCAATTTGATTTACTCTAATAGAATCAGCATAGCCTTCTATTTTGCCGCCGAAACCAGCGGGTGATGTAAAGATTTCTATTTGATTATTATTAGTTATGAAATAAGAAGGAATAAAAGGTCCAGTTTTTGTATTTACTGCGTCGTAAATTTGTCCAGCAGCAAGAGGGATAAGCACTTTAACTTCACTCTGAGAAGAGCTTAAACTTACTGAAGTAGAAGAGCCGTCGAATGTTTTATGGTATTCCTGTTTATTGTAGGTATTTAAGGCTTCTTGAGCAAGTGGAGCTATCTGTGCCCTTTGATTTATTTCATTTTGCCAAACAGGATCTGTAGCGGGTCTATATAAAGCTCCAACACAAAGAGTTTGATAAGCAGCATAATTTGAAATATTTATATTGCATTGAATCTGTTTTTCTAGGTTAACTAGAACATCTATCTCTGCATTTAATATGTCTGGGAAGTATTCTTTAGTAAGCCTTCTTTCAATAACAGGAACAAAAGTTGAAGACCTTCCTCCTGTCTGTTGTGTGGCTGAATTAAAATTGCAGTATATATATTTATAACAAGTTTCTGGCAAGTTATTAATATCGCTACTATAGGAAGTGTCTTCTTTAAAGCTTACTGCTTTTACTAAATAAAAATCTTTTAATTCTTGTGCTAATGCTTTTTCGTTTCCATCAGCCGTTGCTCTTCTGACTGTGATGTAGTCATTAGTCCAAGTCCTATCTGATATATTTATGTTATTTACTCTACTTGCATTTGTGGTGTACGATATGCTTGGTTTTACTACTTTTGGAAGTATATAGAAACTAATTCTTGTGAAATTTTCTTTAAGTTTGGTTGTTGAATATTTCGCTGGATCTAGGGCTTTTGTTATGGTGTAATTTTTGCTTTCATTTGGAGAAATAACTGTAAGTATTAGACTTACATTTTCTCCAGATATAGTCATAGAAAGATTAAACTGATTACTTCTATGAATTAGAGTATAATTTCCGTCTCCAATGCTTCCTAGTTTAATAAAGAAATCGCAATAAAAACTGCAAAATCCTTGATCTTTTAAAGAAAAGTTTTGTGGGGTTTTCCAATTTTTCCAATATCTCTGAGGCATTAAATCAAATTCATAATAATCCGAAGTAGCCAAACTGCCTCCAGCATAACTATAAGCCTTTGTTCTTTGTCCATTGGCGCATAGAGTTTTAAGAGGCATCTTCAAATAAGTGTTTGATGCTACATTAAGAACGTTTGTATTATATGATCCAGCTACAGATGTAGAGTAAGATAGATTGCTAGAAATTAGATTCCATTTTTTATTTAGCCAATTTCTTAT